GGCTACCATCACACTTGCCGAATATTCTCTTGTTGCCTCTATCTCCGCTATGAAGTCATTAGCTCCCTGTATCCTCGCGACTATTGATCCAGCCTCTCTCGAATAGGGATCTTCCACCTTCATAAGCTCCACAAGTGCCCTATCCTGATAGTGTCTGTGGAGCTCCCGGAGGGCCTCCAGATCCACCAGCCGGCATTTGGCCAGGAATTCCTGGGCCGCCTGGACCTCCTCCTGCATTTCCGGGTTGCTGTTGTTGCTGTCCAAATGGATCAACTCCCGTCAGTTGAATTATCTGCTGTCTCAGTCCCTGTATAGTTCCCTGCATCTGCTGCATGACCTGAGGATCTGTGAGATAGTGCTCTGTATCCTTGTGTCCCCAGCATTCCAGCAGCTTAATAACTATCTGGTACATGTTGTCAGCCGTCATTACTCCGTTCTGCATGAGAGCCCCGGACATGTTTATAAGCTGGAGCATCTGCTGTGCTATCTGCTCCTGCCTTCCAGGATTGGTCCCCACACTTACGATAATATCGAAGTTGCCCTTAACGTCGTCAGGTGCTACCTGTATTGGTTCTCCGTATACCCTGACCGAATAGTCCATGGTCATGAACTGTTGCACAAGGGAGTTAGCCATCACAAAGAGGTCTCTTACTCCTGTCTCCGCAAAGGTGCGAGCTATGAGCTCGATCCTTGCATCGGACTTGCTCATGATAGCCGTTATGCCAGTGGCGGTCTTGTTCAAGGCGTCTGCGTCAAGCCCCTGTGAATATCTCGTGACTCCACTCTTCGCCTGACAGGCATCTCTCATGAACTCAATACCCTGCAGAGCCTGTGAGGCTATGTCGGGAGGTGCAAGGGATTTTACAGATCCAATTCTGTCGGTCCTCACTACTCCTCCAGGTCTTGGCTTGAGAAGAGACGACATCTCAACTCTTGCGTTTCGGTCCGTCTCCCACATGCCGTTATTCTGCCATGACAGATTGTCGAGATACTGTCTCGTTATTGCGGTAAGAGTCTGCTGCTCTTCCTTCAACAGGTCCGCCATTCCTATACCCTCGAAGGTATGAATATCAAGCATTGGTCTTAATGTGACAAAGGGGGGATTCTGGTGATTGTATGGATTGGGATCACAACGGATCAGAACGTCCTCGCACACTGCCACAACGTAGGGTTTGAGCTTCCCTGTTCCGTCAATGTCGAGGTCTCCCCACCACTCGTAGACAGTCACCTTCTGGCGTCCAATCTGGTCAGGATCGTTAGTGGTGCTTATTGAGTTGGGATCCGTCCTGTTGTTTTCGGCGTATCTTTCCGCCTTTTCTGCGTCTCCCCTACCGTCGTTTGGCTCCTGTCCGGTCTGTGCTATGGAGATAAGCTCGTCTACATTCTTGTAAATGCCCTCTTCTTCTCTTCTCAGGCATTCATCTATAGACAGCTCCACCCTGTGTATTTGGTAGTCACAGTCCCCGGTATCCTCGGCCTTTGGATCGTAGAGATAATCCTCAAGAGGAAGGACCTCGAAGGCTATCCCTTCATAGGTCTTTACAGCCTCCGTTACCCTTACATCGGAATATGTCTTCTTGACAATTGGCTCTGTTGTCTGAGATGGAATTCCGAACATTGTAGCCAGCTTACCGAGTCCTGCTGTCTCCTGTTCCTCTTCCTCGACCACATAATGCTCTACATGAATAGTGGGATCTGAAGTGAGAAGATCAAAGGCATCCTCAGGCAGCTCCTTATAATAAAGCTCGGACTCCTGGAATTCCTCTTCCCAGGTGATTTTCCCTGCCCCGAGGCCATATACAAGGGCATCCTTGAACCATTTAAGGCATTTTATAAACCCACCCTGTCTGCGTGTGAACATGTCGTTCAGGACGCGGGTCATCTGTTCGCCCTTGGGGACGTCTTCAGGGCCCATTCCCTCACATACTACTATCTGATCTGACTGAAAGTAGATCCTCATAAGGGATGGTATTACCCATTCAACTGCGTTCATTATCTCCGTTGAGACTATGTTGCTTCTGCCCTCACGCTCCTTGTCTGCGTTTTTTCCTCTGTAAAGCTGATAACATTGACGCCGAATCTCCCTCAGTTCGTCCTGGAGTTCTTCGGCGTCATCAATATCTGCCTTTATCCATCTGACAATTGTCTCCTCACTTGGAGGTCCCTCTGTGTCAACGTTCTTTTCGTCAAGCAGAGATACGGTAGTGGCGTCTACTGCCTCTGTAGGCTCATATCCTGCTCCCTCAATCAAGTCCGGCATGTCATAAATCACCACCCCTTTCGGCTATATCTCAATTACCCCTGCTGTAACGGGATCAACGGAAAGTGTAAAGCCTGCCGCTCCGGCATGGCCTCCTCCTCCGTACTCCTTGGCTATGATTCCACAATGTATTCCCTCTTCCTCTGAATAGACAGAGACGATATATTTACCGTTACTCTTTCTCGAAAATGCAATCATGAACGTATGAATGACAGGATTGTAGACGCTCTCAAAGCTCCTTGAATTTATCATTCCACGGTTGACGGCAACTGCCGGCTGTCCACGGAACTTGCAATCAAAGGCGTATGCGTCCATGTACTTCCTGTCCTGCTGCTTCTGGTACTCCAGTATTACCCTGCCATCTCGCTGCTTCTCTGTAATCACCCTGTAAAGTCTTTTCTTATTCTCGAATGCGGAAGCACCGGGATAGATATATTCCTTGAACCTGTCCTGCCACCATGCATAGTTCCGCTTTGGACAGGTCTCCATTACCCTCATTCCGTACTGAAAAGGGAGTATCTCCTCACTCCATCTCGTGCTGTCGGACTGGTCCCAGACGTCGTAGCGTCCGAGAAGCTCTACCAGTTCCGGCATGTCGAGACCCTTCGTCTCTTTAAATGAAGGTGCGTAATATTTCCACGCCAGTTCACACGCAGCCTCTCCAGTCTTCTGTTTCCCATGGATAAAGAGCTCCAGCATTTCGTTGATCGCCGGGCCGTGATGATCTATCCAGACAAAGTTGTCTCCGAATACCTCTTTCAGCCCTGACATGGAGTCATAGTCAAGGGAGAAGTCGAGCATTACCACGTTGTCCATTCCGAAGATCTCTTCCGGGACCTTGTATCCGTAGTTCATGGGGAACATGCACGGATAGGAACCCTCAATCTCACAAAAAAACCTGGCGAGAGCTCCGGAACAGTGTCCGTCAAGATCTGCCAGGTGATACATAATTCCTGTACGTTTCAAGGTTTTCACCCTTTCCCTTAGTATCCTCTCGAAAGTTTGTTATGGTTATTCTCTATCTTGTACAGTTCCTCTCTTATCTCGCCAAATAGCGTAAAGATCCTGTCTATGTAGCTCCTGTTCTCCGGTTTCCCAACTTCCTTACTGGCATGTCCCTCGACAGGTTCTGGGTCCTTGACGCCTCCGACGAAGAAGATCGTCATTTTTTCCGTGTTTTCGGAGATTTCTGTTGCCTTGTCTCTTAAATTGTAAAGATCGGTCAATATCTCGTCCCAGTTGCTTGCCACTTCTCCCTCTGCACAGACATCCGAAGTTAAGATATCTATACCCTTCCTTTCTCTGCACGCATCACAATTTGATTCGGTCATCACTTCTCATTCCTTCCTTTCTCATTTCCTATATCCGAGGCCATCACGCAGTCCAGCCACAGGTCCTTGTCGCTGATCTTGCCCGTCTGGTAGGCTATCTCCTCAACGTTCTCACGGATATATATTGAAGATATCTCCTCAAACAGCTTCTGTCTGGCGTCTGTGGAGAACAGCACATGACTGCCTCTTTCCATGATGTAGTTATGAAAGAACTTCCTGGACTTTATGAAGTTTCCGAGGATCCTCTTCTCGTCGTCTGTAACGATGTCCTCGCGGTACTTCTCCTGTTCCATCTTGAGGCGGTACTTGAGAGCTCCCACAAGGCCCCAGTCCTCCACCTCGAACCGGTCTTCATCGGTCGCGAGATAACAGTCGTAGGTCTCGTTCGGGCACTTGACTATAAGAACGTCGTTCACGTAGATGTCGTCGTGTGCTCCCACGGTGTCCATCATCTCAAGCCACTGGTCGTCTCCCCATGACTTTCTTCGAACAGCGAGGCCGTTCTGCATGGCATGTACCGCGTCCGCAAAGTTCCCCTGGAACTTCAACAATCTCATATACTCAGGTCTTCCGTCGAGATGAAGGTCTTCCTGGTAGATCCTCTTGTCATATTCCGACTCTATGCACTCGGAATATCCACCCTCTTCCTGGTCGCCTATCTCTCCGGCGTGTTCAAATCTTTCCTCGTCCTCTGCCATCTCTATGATCTCCTTTCCGAGCCCCTTCAGTACTTCCGCGCTTTTCTCCTCTTCGGTGTCGCAAAAGATGAAGGTCTGGTTTTCCCCTGCTATGATAGTTATCATTCGGGATCCTCGCTTTCCTCGCTGTCCCTGGTAAGGCTCATCGAAAGCCCGACCTGGAGAGGATTGTTGCTCGCATTTGCCGGCCTTGTGGGGTCCATCGGAAGGTTTTCGAGGTTTGCCTCGACATATGCCGGTCCGTTGTTTATGAGCTCGACAAGCAGTGCAAGTCCCTCATCCTTCAGTCTTTCGAGTAGTTCAGGACCAAGCTGGTCTTCAATTCCCTTCTCCGCTTTCTCAATCTGTTTCTTGCGTTCAGCTTCAGGGACAGGAGTCTTTGTGAGGTTCAATGGATTGTAGTCAGGATTGTTAGTAATGCACCCCTCGTAACTTTCTCCTGCCTTGTCGATGATAATTCTTCCCATATCTTCAGTCTCCCTTCTGTGTTTTATGGTCTCTCCCACCGTCACACCACTTGGGATACCATGGATACCCTGGACGGCAAGGTGTCGCCTAAAGCAATGGCCACAGCTCCTCGGCCTCTTTTTTCATTCTCCAGTATCGGAACATGTATGCACACCAGTAGTCACAGCAGGCACGGATACACTCCTCGCCTCTCAGTCCGGAATTGATCCATTTCCACTTCTGTCTCGGTATACGCCGCGAAGAGAAATATTTTTTAACATGTTGAACTCTCTTCAGTATCTGCTCTTCAGCTTTTTCCCTGTTTTCTTCCGTCATGGCCACTCCTTTCCATCCCGACAAGAATCTTTGCCATATTGTCTACAAACCTCTCGTACAGCATTTCGTCTTTGCCATCCACTTGACCCACAAACTCATCCATCTTGATATGCAGAAGCTCGTGGACTACCGAACGTTCTATGTCACGTTTGAAATACTGGTCCCAGCCGTTCATGCTCTTTCTGAATTCCTTTGGGGACAGGATCCTAACAAGGGCATTTCTGCAGTAGTTGTTGAGAGACACCTCGGCCTGTCCGTCAGTCTCCATATCATCCCTGCTCGCAGTGTCCACAACGATATTCCACGGTTGCAGATACAGAATCTTTTGCCATTTCGCCACCAATTCCTTAGCTATTTCAAGTGGATCTTCTACATATGGTTTCTTCTTGGACATCACTTTTTTCCTTTCTCTCTAATTTTCATGCCTCTGAGGTGTCATCATAATCCACATTCTCCGGTTCTATTAACTCAAGTCTTATCTTTATAGTACGCCTGCCATCATATACTGGCTGAAGAGAACTTGTGCACCTCAGCTCTGCATATGGAGAAAACTTTCCCTGCTCTTCAAGCCACTCACTGCAAGTCTTTGTATCGGATATGATGCCAATGCCTTGTTTTATAGCACGTAGTGAATCCGATAAAGTGTTTACAATATCACTAAGGATAAGTTCATCCTCGTAAAGTTTTTCATTCGCAAGGGTTTCTTCATACATAGTTTCACATCCCAATAGGTCCTTTCGACCCGCACACGGAACTATAAACCAGTATCCGTACTTCTCAGTCTCCATTTTCCCCATCCTTTCTATCTAAACAAATACATGAACAATGTATAAAGTTCCAAAGGTAATAAGATCGTATATCCAGACCTGTTTAAAGGATTCAAGTTGTCGCCTGATGTTTTCCCACTTATCCAAAGAGTCCTTATCTGTTGGCTTTTTGCTCGCTGGTTTAGTTAACCAGGCTATTGTTATGCCAATCCCCATTGCGTGAACAATAGATATTCCAGGAAGACCAAGAGGAACAAAAAACCATTCCCATAAAACAGAAAAAATAGCCCCGTGAAGAACCATTGAAGCTATAGCCACCAAAAACACTAATAACATCTCAAATCCTGTCGCTTTTTCAGACATCTTCATCCTTCCTTTCTACGGCACGTCTGCCTCCTGGTATTCAAGAGGTTCGTCGAACTTATCCATGTCCTGCCACTTTGGGTTCACACTGAGAATTCTCCACAGACACTGCATGAGTGCGAACCTGTCATCCTCTTCATGTCCTGTCTGCCATGTCGAAAGCTGTCTGAGCGTCTCGGTGCAGTGAGAACAGATCTTGAGGTCCTGCCTGCCTACGGAACCTGATAGCTGCTCACGTATCAGCATGATCCCCCGATTATGGTCCTTTGCACCTTCGATGACCGGCAATCCGTTCTTTCTAAATTCATTTGCCCAGATCTCGCCTGTCACTCCGTTTCTCAGACATGCTTTCGGATCAATGATATGCATTGCCACCGGATCAACTCCGGTCTTTCTTCTTACCAACTGACAGAAGTCCGCTACAGTGGTGCTCTCTGTAAATTCATCGGATACATACATACCTCCTTCCCTCGTGACTGTCAGCCAGAGAGCCGACATTTTGCCTCCTGGAATGGGCTTTATCGCGATGTAGCGAGGATCCGCCCGGTCGAACTTCGGAGGTTTCACAATGTGCTTTCCCGGTTCGAACTCTGGAACTACCATCTCCGCAACTCCTTCCGTCTCGGCAAAGCAGAGCACAATTGCATCCGCCCTGTCCGGTGAAGATACTCCCTCTTTTTTCATCTCCTCTTTCGTCCAGAGCTGCATCTGTCCGCTTGAGAGGGTCCGGTATTTCCTTGTGCTGAACTGCCCTACCATGTCCTCGTCTTCGATCAGGGATATCTTTTCGTCCAGGAGAAGATTCTTGAAGTGCACCCAGCTTTCCGTGCCCCAGTTTCGGAACATGTCCCGGTTGTAGGCCCTGCCTCCGTTGTGGCAGGAGACTATCTGTATGGGCAGCTTCTTCTCGCGGACTATCTCACGCGCCCTGTCCGTGACGCCTCCGCCTACTCCGTCATCGTCGATCTTTACCTTTATATATGAAGGGTGGTATTCCTCGTGCATCTGCATGGCCGTTGAAATGACCATCCCTGTAGTGACCATGGTGTCCTGTCCGTGCCGTGTCTCCAGCCTTGTCAGTATGTTTCCGACCCTTCCTGCAATGACGGTCTCATCGTTTCCGAAACGGGCAACGTCGACTCCGAGCTCGACAACAGGATCGTCTTCCGTCTCTATGTCCCTGTTAATCGCGCTCTCGACCAGATCAATGGGAATCAGAACATCAGGCTCGGCCTTCGGAGGCAGCCCCTCAACGCGAACTCGATATACATCGCTGTCCTTTCCATACTTTCGTGCAAGCCGTTCCCAGTAGGCAGGGCTGACAAGCCGACTTTCGTAGCAGGGAACACGCCGGAACCAGTAAAGGGCCCTGTCTCTGTCCGAGCTGTCAACAAATGTTCCTGTATTCTTCGTTGGGTTTCCGCAGAGGATCTGTTTCGCTCCGTCAGTTGTAAGAGCTCCTTCAATGGTCTCGTAGATATCCTCAGAGATACCTGACGCCTCATCGCAGACAAATAGGATATGCCTCTCGTGAAAGCCTGCCAGGTTTTCCGGTTTATTCGATGTCCTCGCAGTGGCAAACCAGTTTTCCGGATCTCCTGTGTAGTAGATCCTTGTCTTGGTCCACTTGAACACGTCCGAAAGGTCTGAACGGTTCAACCATTTGCCGATTTCCGGCCACAACACGTCCATCAACTGAGGAAACGTAGGAGCAGTGCCCACAACCCGGCAATAGGGACGTGTCGCAAGAAACCAGAGAATTGAAAAAGCCTCAAACGAAGTCTTTCCGACTCCGTGCCCTGACATGATGGAGATACGCGGTTCCGTGACCAGGGCATTCAGGGCATCTCTCTGCCATGTATCCGGTTCTGCATGGATCACTTTCTGCACAAACGGGACAGGATGTAGAATGAACTGCTTTGTGGCAGCAACAATCCTTTCCTCTACCTGGATCATTCTGTATTTTCCTTTTCAGCCTCCTGTTTCTCCTGCTCTACCTCTGCCCAGGCTTTCTCCAGGATCGCTCCCAGATCCTTCGTATGGACCGGATCGTCCTTCTTTCCGGAAGCAGGCTGAACGAGAATGTTCACGTATTTTGCGAGGATCTCAAGAGGTCTGATCTTGTCGTGAAGCTTTATCCTGACGCCGCATTTGTTTCCGTCCTTGTCGATCACGTCCTCTACTGAGGATATGCAGCGTGCGATATCGTCTGGGATATCATCAGAGCTGTTAACTACCACTCCTTCGGGATCACTCCATCGTGCGAGGTTTTTCATCGAACTGAAAGCGAGAGTTCCGAGCTCCTTCAACACGGCCTCTGTCTCGATGTTAACGTTTTCAAATCGGCAGTTTGTCAGCTTTGAGAGATAGTTTTTTACGTGAGGAAGATTGAGGAGCTTCTGTCCCATAGCTGCTGCCGTCCTTTTTGAATATCCTGCACGTATCGCAGCCTGGGTAGCGTTCATGTCCTTTCCGTATTCGTGACAGAACATCATCTGTTTGTCCGTGAGTTTTTTGTCTCTTTTTGTCACGAAAAATCACTCCTATAGAAGAGGATGAAATCATACGCACCCTACAAAGTCATACCCCTTAGAATCGCTCTATTGAGCTCGTTAAAATTAAATACAAATAAAAAGAGCCGCCTGGGGGTGTTTAGGCGGCCCTTCCTGCTCCTGCTGCAACAGGAGCATTTATAAGGAGGTAGTAACAATGGCAGCAACTGTTTATTACAATATCTTTACTGACACAACTACACACTATATATTTTACCACATTTTTTTGAGAATTTAGGCAAGTAATTGACTTTTTAAGCAAATTATGCTTGACAGCATGACTTTTTGGGCGTATTTTTGCTATATAAGTTGATTAATAGGCAAATTTCTGAAGTAAATTTCTCAAAGGGAGGTATTTATAAACTTTTCTCAACTAAAGTGACAGCAATATCTTTCCAGTAGCTATCAACCATCACGGAGCTAAGAATCAAATTTTATCGAAGTGAAAAAACACCAGGAAGGGAGAGAAATATCAATGACTATTTACCTCACAAAAAACTGCAACTCTGTAGACATTACTATTAGCACAAACCTGAATGGAAAATCCGTTTTACGATGTTCCGATCATGCCGGAAATGTTATTGATCAGAGAGACAGGGAGGAAGTTGTCAACCTGATCAACAGCAGAAACATCAACGGAAGTTTTCTCGAAGAAAGCTATTTATTTTTCCTTGAAAAGGAGAGGATTTTGGTATGATCACGATGACTGAAGTTGAATTCTGGAGGTTTTTGTTTCTTGTTTTCCTATATGCAGGATCTGTAGGTTTTCTCGGGATGTTTCTTGGATCACTGTTTTTGAGGTTCCTGGGGAATTTTCGTAGGGAGCTCAGGGAATCTAAAGCGAAGAAATACGATTATCGCAGCTATCCAGGAAGGTGGGAAAGGATTTAAGGATTTTCAACTACCGTTCTGTAGCATAGCTCAGATATGAAGTTTTTCCGGAGGGAGTGGGTAAGATGATAGATATTGCCCCTCCCTCCTCCCTATTGTAGTATTTTACCTCTTTTTTCCCGAGAATGGTATACCCAGGAATGTCTAATTATTGCCTTTCAGATCAAAGATGAGACCTGAGACTCATGTTTTTGTTGTTTTTATGGGTCTTAAGACCTATATACAAGTTCCGAGCGTGGTACTATACTATAATTGTTCCGAACGAGGAACACAAATACATAAGGGGGTAAGCAAAATGACAACAGCAAGAGAATTTTTGAGCAGCCAGAACTTGGAAGTTAATGAGACTAATCTATTCCTACTCACTAAATACACAGACTCCGATATAGATTACCAACAGTTCCCAGACGCAGATGTAAATGTTGAGAATAACAATGACTTCCGTGATCGTCTTGAATGGGTAGCAACCGCACCACTCAATGAAATTAGCGAGTGGAAGAAAAATTATAAGGGGGAAACGAAAATGACAACAGCAAGAGAACTTTTGAGCAGCCAGAATATTGAGATTAACGAAACTAATTTATTTCTTCTCGTAAAGTTTACCGACTTCCAGATAGACTACACGTCTTTCCCTGACGCTGATGTAAGCGATGTTGATGATTTTGATGATTTTGGTGATTTTGTCAGAGAACATTGGGACCATGAAGCACACGAGCGAGTAAACAATATTCCTGAACTACAAAAATACGAAGACATTATTTTCTACGACTGGTCAAACTGGGATGAGCATATCGAATGGGTTGCAACTGCCCCGATTGATGAAATAGTTGACTGGGCAAAGAATGATGTGGGAAAAGGGGACAACTAACATGCTAACCCTCAAGCAAGCCTCAACAATCGTCGGAGTGTCGGAATCCTACCTCCGGCGGTTGTGCCGCCAGGGACGGATCAAAGGGCAGAAGATCGGGTTTATGTGGGTGGTTGAGCAAAAAGAGATCGACAAGTTGATTAAGTAACAATTTAAAAATCAAGGGGGAGAAAAAAATGAAGGCAATAAAAACTTACAAAGGGAAAACATCTAAAAATGCAGAAGTTGAGATCACAGCGAACTTTAAAGACGAATTCCTCCGCACTAATCTTGTTTTCACTGGCTGGGCAGATACTGGGAGTAAAAAAATAGAAATTAAAGACGGAGAACTAAGGACTCTTAGAGACAAAGACGGAAACTTTCTTGAAGGTATCAAATTTTCATGCTCTGAATCTCCCGATGGCACGGCATCTATAAAGATCACAGAGGATATGCAGGACTGGATCAAAGAAGTAAAACAAGGATACGGAGCACTCCAAGAAGAACATTTTTCACATTATCATACCTTTTTTGTTCATGGCTGGGAATCGCATGAAGTAACCATCGATGATAGAAAACTTGAAGATGAAATAAAGCAGATCGCAAAATATTATGAAATAGACGGGATAACAGAAGAACATGTGAAAGAGCAGTTTGATAAAGAGATTGCGAAAGAAAAGGCACGTGAAGAAAGAAAGAGAATAGTCAAAGAAAAAAAGCAAGAAGAAGAAAAGAGAATCAACGAAAAATATCAGCACATAGAAACAGAGATCCTTGAAAGAAAAACTATCAAAGGCGGAGAGGGGCCGGATTACATAGCTATAGTGAAATGCAAGAATAAAAACACAGATGAAGAACTCAAATTCCATTGCAGAAATATTTTTGATGTTGGATACGTTATCAACCCTGCGTATGCAGTGGCTGAAGGAGTAGAACCGGGCGGACTTAGAGATGGTGATTATTGGAATGTGTATCCTACAGGGAAAGCCCGAAAATTAACAGATTTTGAAAAAGATTGTTTAGACCTGTTATCAGAAAAACCACCCGTATTTAAGGAAGTGAGATTATAATGCTAACCCTGCCGGGCTTGCCCCGGCACCCTCTCAAAATCCGCCGCCTTGACGTGGCGAGAGGGCTTTTACTAAGAGCGGATAATCCTATAGGGAGTGTTGCAAAAATGGAGTGGATAGAAGAAATGATAGAAGAGATGACAAACAGCGGGCATTTACACCACACTCTGGAAGCCAGATACTGCGGTGGATGGTGGAGCGTGACTCTTATGGGCGGGCCAGTACGTGCCCATTCCGGAGAAGCAAAAACCTTCCCGCAAGCTGTAAAGAAATTGTATAAACAGTGGCTTTTGTGGAAAGATGGACCTTCCCATCGAGAGATTATTGATGGGATTGACAAAAAGATGGAACAACCATGCTAACCCTCAAACAAGCCTCACAACTCGTCGGAGTGTCGGAATCCTACCTCCGTCGGTTGTGCCGACAGGGACGGATCAAAGGGCAGAAGATCGGGTTTATGTGGGTGGTTGAGCAAAAAGAGATCGACAAGTTGATATAGAGGGCTTCGGCCCTCTTTTTTTATGAGGCAGCTAAACAAATAATAAATAATAAAAGGGAGTCCATTTCGGGCTCCCTTTTTCATCTCCCTATCTCTCCAAATATCCTGGGTGCAAGCTCAACAAGGGCTTGCTTTTTGTTCCTGTAATATCTCGCTCTCGATATATTGAGCTCCGTACATACGCTGTCCTGGTGCTTTTGCAGGATCAGGGACATCAGAATATCTCCGTGCAGTTCATCGAATTCCTTCACTCCCTGTACCCCTCTCATGGCCACATTTATTCTCTCCAGCAGGGACTGGCATGTCACGTCCTCTGCTATCTGGTCCGAGATTCTCTCCTGCTGTGCCGTCATGTCGCCGCCGTCTATCTTGTCGCTCATGCAGGATCCGCCCATGCACTTTTCTTCGATGTATTTCTTCTGCTGCTCGTATTCCCTTCGCCAGGCCTTCACGCTCTTCAGAACCTCTTCAGCTGCCTCCAGGATTTTCGGACCCATTTAGACCACAACCGATTGTGCGTATTTTGCGAGACAGATTGCGTCAGCCCGGCCGTCCTTTGGTTTTCGACATCTGCCGGGAGTCAGCTCAGCCTCCGGAAAATTCTGCTGCACCCAGAGAACGGATCTCTCCTTGCCCTTGCCGGGCAGCCCTGAAAGAATTTTACGTACCCACTCGTGAGGCCGGACGGTTGAAAAGGGGATCTCCAGCCCGGCGAAAATGCCGAGCCAGACTCCATATCCTATGCCTATTTTCATCATACTGGTCACGCCCTGACCGGGCATGGCCTGTGAGCGTTCCAGCATTGCATGGAGCTTGCCCTCCAGAGACAGCTTCCGGAGGATGTCTACCATCATGGCAGCGTTGTAATGATTCTTACGTCCGTCGCTTATGACGGGCATGTCGTGTAGACAGATCAGGTCTCCCTCTGAGTTTATCGCAGATATCGCACCCTTGAACCCTGGATCTATACCTACATATATCATCTGATCACGCTCCCGTCGAACCGAAACCGCCTGTGCCTCTCTTTGTCTCCGACAGTTCGGCAACCCTCTCGTAAGGATCAGGATCAATCGGAATCGTCAGCAGCTGCGCTATCCTGTCTCCCCTTTTGACCTGGTAGTCCTCGTCGGTGTGATTATAAAGAACCACCTTGACCTCTCCCCGATACGTGGAGTCTATACATCCGGCTCCGCACTCTATTCCGTGCTTCGCGCTCATGCCCGACCGGGACCATAAAAGGCCCACACTCCCCTCCGGAACAGCCAGAGTCACTCCCGTACTGACCATTGCCCTGCCTCTTGCAGGGATTGTAGTGTCCTCCAGTGCGGCGATATCAAGCCCTGCGTCGTAATAGTGCTCCTTTGTCAACGTCCTCAGGTTGTGCGGTGCGAGTGCCCTTTTATGCATAGTTATTATTCACCTCGTATCGTTTTTGTTGTAGTAGATATCCCTCAAGTTCCCAGATCTTGTCTATAGCATGGTTCCTGCAGAGATTACATCCTATTTCATGGTCGTAATTGGCAGGATCCACACAGGCAGAGCTTGTCACGATCTCAAATCCGTTAACCAGGGTAAAATGTCCCACCGTAGTCTTGCCAAAGGTCTCGAACTGCTCGCTTACTATCCTGCTTTGCACGTCGTAGAGTCCCAGTTTATCGGGGAGGGAGTCCTCTTCCTGGCATTCACAGATTCCCTCTTCGGAATCATTCACATTGGAGGCAAGCTCATACAGCCTTACGAGCTTTAGCCCCACCCTGGAACTCTTCATTGCCTCAACCAATCTAACAGAATTCGTAACACCTGAACCCAAGGAATCGTCTTTCTCCACTGCATATTCCACTGAAAGAGGGCTTCTTTTCCCGTTATCTCCAACCGATGATACTTCCAGGAACATGTTGCACACATCCATTGCTGCTTCTTTGAGCCTGTCGCTATTCATTTATTGCCTCCTCTTTTTGAATCAGATCTTCGTCAATCTCGAAAAATCCGTAATGGCCCCTGCAGTGATATACGTTCTCAAATGCTGCCGGATCTCGGAGGTCCCACTTGGCCCCGTACTTATCCGCCCATGGGGAGGATGTCTCGTGTATGCACTGAGCGAGCAGTACAGATCCTATAACCCCCTCCGAGACGGTGATAAGCCTCTGGACCTGAGGATCATTCAGGATGGGACCCTTCTCTATACCTTCCGGAATTGAGTCCTCGATCTTTTTCATGTCCGATGTCCCGGAACTGTGGACAAGAAACCTCTTTCCGAGAACCCGATCCGGGCAACCGAATCCCTTGTTTAGTATGTTTTTATGCCCAGTGACCACAAGGACTGCCTCGGTGCTCGGGATAGAAAGAACATACATCACTCTTCATCCTCTTCCGGGATCTCTCTCATAAGGTCCATCGGTTTTATGCCGGTCAGGTCTATGATCTTTTTCAGCGTTATAATTGCCGGCTCGTTTCTGCCGGTCTCATATCTGGCGTACTGTCTCTCTCCTACACCTATAGACTCGGCGACCTCCTTTGTAGAGAACCCGTTTATCTTCCTCCACTTGACCAGAGGTCCGGGATTCCAGCCGCCCTTCCTGGGTCTGCTGTTATAGGTTTTCCCGGTGTTAAAATGGGATGTCGACTTCTTCCTCTTCATTCTCTGCATCCACCTCCTCACTTATGTCCATCGGAAATTCCTCTTCATCAAACCCTTTGTCCCTCGCACTCGCAAAGTTACTCTGTTTCTGTCCGCCTCCACTGCTCTTTTCGCCGCCGCCGCTGCTGTCGCTCTTTGTCCCCAGGAATGTTACGTTCTGTGCCACTATCTCGGTTATGTACCTCTTGTTCCCCTGCTTGTCATCGTAGCTTCGGCTCTGGATCCTGCCCTCGACAAGGACTGGAGAACCTTTCGACAGATATCTCTCGCAGTTTTCGGCTGTCGCTCCCCAGGTAACCACCCTCAAGAAGTCAGCGTCCTCCTGAGTCTTTCCTTCCTTATCCTTCCATGTCCGGTTGCTTGCGACCGTAAACGTGGCCACTCCTTTTTTTGACTGTGTGTATCTCAGTTCCGGTGCTCCTGTCAGGTTGCCTATCAGTATCGCCTTGTTAAATCCTCTCATGACTGTTCTCCTTTCTGTCTTTCACGAGCTATCCTGTCCATGACGGCCTGGCACAGTTCCGCCAGTGTCATCCCGAAACCCATAGCTATTACGGCGAGATTGACCATTGTAGGTATACCCTGCTGCTTCTCGCAGGAGTCTATTGCATGCCTCGCCACTCCAATATCCTTCGCAAAATCCCCAACCGTGTACCCAAGATCCTGCCTCAATTCCCTGACTGTCGGTCCGAGGTTTGCAATGAGGATCTTTCGAACCTGCTGCTTAGTCTCCACTGGTGTCATTGTTCCACCTCTTCTCCAAACACCAGCTCCGGGTTATCGTGAATGTTGCCAAGCTTCTCAACGTCAATATCTTCACAGAATATTGCGTCTATCCAGATGCAGCACTTGTCACTAAATTCCTGCACTACAAATGAGCCATCCTGAAACACCACTGTTCCGAAAAACTCCCAGTCATAATCCATGCCGACAACTCCATTGTCGTAAGGTTCTTCGCCATACAGTCTCAGGACATCACCCTCATAAATGTCTGTCCCATCGCTGAGAGTGAGTCCGGTGTATTCCCCTACGGTTGCTGGGTCTATTTCTATCATTCCATTGCCATTGATTAAATAAACACCGAGATCGATATTCCACTCAGTATCAGAATCGTTTCCAATAATAAAACAGTAACATCCTTCGCTAAAGAGGTGTCCATACGCCCACTCACCTGTATCTACTCGTTTACCTCGAAACTTAATATCCCTCATCATTGCCCTCCAATAATCTAAACGCATTCGATACAGCCTTCTCAGGATAATATGCCAACTCCTTGAGATTGGCCGGAGCATGGTCTAAATAAGCACACAGACTCATATTCACCCACCTCAAAGCTTCCCTCAACCGTGTGTTCTCAGCTTTGAAACATTCATTTGCTGCTTTAAGTTGTGTTATTAAAGTTGTTGCGTCTTGCAAACATTCCTTCTCTCTGTTCGCCATCATGGAAAGTTCCGTTGATTCCGGATACACCGCTTTTACAAAATCAGTTATATATTTACGGTCTTCCATCATTCCCCACCTCCCCAATCTTGGCAAGCTACCCAATATTCTGACACTTCAACAGTATCTATTGTGTATGTTTTGGGATTATATTTGCCGATATACATCCTGCCACAATAGGGACATGGTTCTGTCAATCTGTCTTTAGCTATCCACCCAACACCTTTCTCACAAGCACATGTAAACTGTACTTCAGTCAAAGAGTCTCCTGTATTGTTTAGTTTGACCGAGTTCTCTTGTTTTTTAAAAAGTTTTCTTAACCAATTAATCATTACACTCCCCACCTCCCTTTAAGGCTTCTTCTGCTATTTCGAGAAGATTGGCTACTGCCTTATCCCACATATTGTGAAAGGCTTCGTCTTCCTCGTAAACCCAGTCTGGTGGGTAACCTTCTTCATCGCAATATTCTGTGTAGTCCCTTCTCAACCCCTTGTCGGCTTTGGCAAATTCAGTAATAGCCTCCCTCAACCGTGCGTTTTCACGGTCAAGTCTCATAACCGTATCTACCATATCACTCAAAGCCACATTCATTGAACCTTTATCTTTCATCATTGCCCTCCTTTAAGGCTTTTTCCGCTATCTCATAATATTTTCTCGCTATACTCTTCCATGTTGCCCCATATTGATTTTTATCAATATAGAGATTCGGATAAGTTATCTTGAACAACGCCTCCCTCAACCGTGCGTTTTCGGCTTGGAGTCTTGCTATTTGGTTAGTGATGTCTTCAAAATATTCATCTTTGTCTCGCAGGACTTGAGGCCCTTCGCAATCGAGTATTATTTCTTGGGTTTCACACTCACTGCAACGGAATTCTTTTTGTGCTTCTTCTTTTGTTCTGGCAACAACATATCCCTGTTCTGGGTATTCACTACACACCCACTTTTTTAATTTATTACTACCCATCACTCCCCACCTCCCAGCTTTTGGCGTGCCTGGTTAAGCTCAAACCACTTTTTCCACAAGGGAATGAGTAACTCATCATGGTAAACTTTTTGTATCTCCTTAAAATCCATCACTGCTCCTCCTTCCATGCCATATACCCATCACAAACTGCCATGCATATCTGATCAGATCTAAACGCTAAGGCTCTCTCTTCGTCGAAAATGATTATAAATCTGTAACCAGACTTACCGTAGTTTTCGAGCATCCATGATACGTTATTTTCACTCAGCTCATCCAACAACTCCATACAAGCATCCATGCTGGTGGTATATGATGGAACAGGTTCATCCATTGCTTCACCTGGTGGTATCCCCGATAAGTCAACCTCGTTAAATGGATATGCTATTGGGTTTCCCTGTTCATCAAAGATTCTCCAGCCTCTTGCTTCAGCAACCTTGATACGTAGAACATCCATTGCCATCACTGCTCCCCCTTATCTCTAAAATCCTTATGCTTAATCTTCGTGATTATCCTGTTCCCATTCCTGTCTGATAGTTCACATTTGGGTTTCATGACAAGCCCCTCTGCATCGAATTTCCCCCACCATGACTGGAATCCTTCTCTTGCAATTTCGACAGCCTCAAATAAATTGCATTCCTCGACAATGGGAACTATTTCTATCCCAAGACTATCGGCTATGTCTTCGGCCTTTTCCCTGGCAAAGAAAATGTTGTTACACTTAATATCAAACAACACAAAGGAATTATCTTTGCGATAATTACCGCCACCCTTCTGTATTTTTGCTCCATATCCCTCTCCGTAGAAACATACAGGTGTGTCGTTAAAAATGCTTCTAATCAACTCAACCGTGAATAAATCAAAAACCTCATTTTGCAGGGCTTCTAATAGAAAGGGTGGTATCTGTGCGTTGTCTGTTTTACCCTTGAAGGTAATTTTCTCTCCGTCCCAGATTGCACGAATATTTGTACCGTCTACCTTTTCTGTACATACCCAAGTAGCGTCTTTCAAAAATTCAAATTCAGGAAGTGAATATTCACCTTCAAGAATAGTCTTAAATTTTGTCTCAGGATCGCGCTTAAACACTGTCTGTATCTTGTGATATTTTTCCATTACTCATCGCCTCCCATGCGATTTGGAGAAGATACCCACGTGTCATACGCTTTTTTACCTTCTTTAATCCTTGGCTCTAATTCCTCAGTTATCCGGAATTTAGCAGAGCGTAAGTGTGATTCAGTAGTCCGTAACTCTTCTCGTAGTTTTTTGTTTTCGTCTTCCAATTTATCTATCTTTATTCGCAAATTTTCAATCGTATCGTTTAATTGTTCTATATTTGTCATTACTCCCCACCTCCCAGCTTTTGGCGCTCCTTAAGTCTTTCTATCTCGTCGGTAAGCCTACACCATGCACTCGCCAAAAAGGCACTCCTTACTATCCCAGTAACATGTCCCCTTGCCTCATTTTCCGCAAGTTTTTTTTCTACAACATCAAGTTTCTTTTCAAGTTTTTTTATCTTCTCTGCAATATCCATCACTGTTTCTCCAGTTCTTGGCGTGCCTCAACAAGCCAATCCATTTCGTCTTGTCTCACAGAGAAGCTACCTCTACTGTCTTCCTTGTATCCCGTTTGGAAGATCACCGTATCCACTGCGTTTAAAAGGTCAAGAAGTGCTTCCTTTGTCTCCTGTTGCAACGGCATTAGCCGCTCTCTTTCAATAAATGCTTCGAGTCGCCACTTAAAATCCATCACTGTCCATCCTTCCATGCCAGATATGCTTTGCAGATTGCTTCCTCCTCGGTTTTGCAAAATGAACTACCTGCGATGTGGACATGATCACAATCTGTAAGAGTTACATCCCACCTAAATCCTCTCAAATTTTTCCATCCAGAAATATAAAGAATTCTACCCTTCTGTAGCATTTCATTCTTTAACTCATTACAAGCATCCATGCTGGTTGTATATTCAGGCAAATTCAGTGGAATATCACCGTATTCGTTCTCGTTAAACCAGCACCTCGGATACCTATGTATTGCACCACCGGGGTCTCTATCTACATATGTTTTCTGTTTCCACCCTCTTGCCTCCGCAACCTTGATACGCAGTTCTTGATTTGTCATTCCCCCACCTCCATGACTACATCGTCAGCATTGATCAGAGCTCTTAATAGTTCAACATATTCAGCTCTGTATATACACCCCAGACTGCCAAATTCCTCAGCTATGGAACAATCATCTCTCATTTTATGTTCACACCCATAACAGAAATGGCACGTAGAGATGTATGCACTTGCAGCGTCGCTGAGCTGTCTTTCTAAATCATATATCTGATCTCTAATATTCTCTTTCATTTACTCTTCCCCCTTTAGTTAATGGGCGAGGTTCATAACGCCTCGCCCTGTCGACATCATAAATTCCCTTATCTGTAAAAAGGTAGTGAGGTCTCACCTCACTTTTAAAGATTTTGTGGTGCAGCGTTTCTCAGGCCTTTCTCCATTGAATCCCTGACTATCGCCTCCCTTTGCTCATCCCTCTTTTTCAGCCTCGCCTCCTCGTTTTGAATGAGCCGGTTTACGTACCATCTTGCCTTTCTCAAGTCTTTCAGGGCTTCTCCCTTATATCTGTGCCTCACGATGTATTTAATCGCAGCACCCTCGTTGTAGGGTAGGTTCTCGATAAAATCTATCGCCTCGATATCCCCCTGGTTGTAATACGCCGGATGATCAATGCCGTTATCCTGCATGTCTTCACAATTCCCCTTCCTGCCAAAATGAATACTGCTATAGCCACATAGACTGTAAAGCAGACCTTTAAGTACGCACATACAACTTCCTCAAATCCCATTTAAGAGCCTTCCTTTCCCTATCCCTGACCGGGAGAACTGTCTCTTTGGCCTGAATGTCCGAACAGGCCACCTTGTATTTTGCGTTAAGAGACCGGAAGACATGTATCTGAGTATGCTTCCCCATAGTCGCCCCGAGATATATAAACAGAGGACTTGCCAGGATTGTCTCCTCTGTTATTCTGTTCTCCCCCTGGGATCCTGCTACATGGTAGAGTTCGTTTATCTCGTATTGAGGAGCCCAGTTCGGCAGACTCCACTCCGGACCTTTTTCCGGAACCTTGTCAACATATCCTATAAGTTCGTCCAGCTCTTCCAGAATGTCTGTTGCCATACCATCAACTCCTGTCAAAACAGCACCTTCTGATCCTTGTGATCCCCTTCCCCTATATCCTTCTCCGGCTCCTGCCAGTAAAAACACTGGTAAGATGAATAGATGTCTCCGATCAGGATGTGTCCGGCCCTGCATTCCTTTTTGTCGTTGTCCCAGAGGGCACATGTCGAGCAGTTTCTTTTCTTTTTCATGCCGGAATCGCCCCTATCATGTAGGCCAGAGTCCATATAGGAGGATCTATCAGGATCAATGCCAGGATCATCTTTCAAACCTCATGTTCTTCCCGTCCACAACTATGATCTTCCCCTCTTCCCCCGAAAGCCGGTCCATCATTCTCGGACCGTATCTCTGCTCCAAGGCGTCGGGAGTCAGATTTGTCGTGATGATCGTTGCCAGAGCGTCATTGTCGTATCTGTGAGATAACAGATCATTCAGAATGGCCGTGCTGTATTCGTTCAGGCTTTCCGCTCCCAGTTCGTCCAGAACGAGGATAGCCGCCTTCTTTGCCTTCTCGCGGAACTCCCGATTGTCGCATATCTCGAAGGCGCGTTTCCACTCAACGTAGGGCAGAACGGTGTAGCGGATATTGTCCCTTATGTAGGGCAGCCCTGCTCCTGCATCAATGCTTCTGCTTGTCCTCAACCCAACCCACCGACGCAGGGCGCATACTGCTGCAAAGGACTTCCCTGTTCCGACGTTTCCGCAGAGAGTGAGATTGCCCCATCCGTCCCAGTTTTTTGTCGCCTTGTATGCCGGTTGGTTAGTGTCTATCTCGTCCGCTGGCTTCAGGTGACGCTTTGGAACGCCCTTTTCTGCGAGCCTTTTGTATATCTCGTCCTGGATCACCTTATGCACTTCCCTGCCATACTCGCAGTTCTCTCCGTTGAGCTTGAAGAGAGGGCAGTCGATTGTTACCCTGCACTCTTTACCGTCAATTTCAAGCAGCTTTGAAACCCTGCCCTGGGTGCATCCTGGACATTTGCCACCATTTTCTATTTCATTTTCCCATTTCACCTGCTCTGCTATCCCTGAGAACATCCGTTCCATAAAATCTTTCGTGCTCTGTGGATGTTCATGCATGGCGTTTCCACTCTCCCTTCTTCACGTTTGAAAAGTCCGATACCGGCGCAACTCCCTTTCGCTTGTGCTTGTTAAACCTTGCGAGAGTTCGCTGATATTCCCGGTTCTCGTTTCCGGGGATCCACGGTTCGAAGTACAGTTTTCTGGGGTTTAAAAAGCCCTGGGGATACTTGACCTTCACGTCGTCCTCCATCTGCTCTCGCATGGTGATGAAGTGGGCGTATCTTTTTGCTGCGGAGAGAAGCTGATCCTTTGTCCATCCGTCCTTCAGGCACAAATTCCAGTTCTTTCTTCCTTCGGGCTTGCCCATCTTTCCTGCTGGATGTATCTCCATGAATTCTTCATAGCCGTCAGAGTCATTAGAAATTTCATGGGGGACTATAGGGGGTATATTATTAGAGTCATTATTATTATCTTTATAATTATTATTAAAGGGCCGATTTTCCGACCTCGGTTTTTCCGACGTCGGTTTTTCGGCTCTCGGTGACTCCGAAAACGGATTTTCGGCTCTCGGTGTCTCGAATATTACATACTCCCAGTCCTGAAACCTTCCCTGCTCATCCCGGATCTTTCGTTTCCAGACATATCCGGCCTCTTCCAGATTGCGAAGAGTTGTTTTTATGTGGGCCTTGCCATTGCTGCAGATCTTTGTCAGCTGGTTTATTCTCGGAGTCCAGTTGTCAGGTCTGCTCATGAGGTAAGCATGTAACCCCTTTGCTGCCATGCTCAACCGGGGATCCTCCAGGCTTGTCTTGTCCAGCATTACAAATGGGCGGTCTTCCTTACTTGTTCTATAGATTGCCATTATCACCAACCCCTCAGTTTGACTATCTCTTTCGCGAGAGCTCTTATGTGTTCAAAAGACGGCTCTTCCACTTCATCCCATTGCCTATCTCCCATGAGGTCCACGTCGGTAGACTCTTCAGGATAAAAGGAATTCTCGCTCATCTGCACAATGCGAAAGGGGAAATTACTTGTCTCTTCATCCTCAAAGATCACTCTTGGATATTCCGGAGATGCTCCGGGTTCGCCAAGAAAGGTTTCAGGAAGAGCGATAAATACCCTGTTCCCCTTCCTTTCCTCCTCAACAACCAGTCCGTCTTTTATCAGTTCTATAATGGCCTGGTATGTTATGGACCCTCCGGCATATTTGTCGTTGCCGATAAGATCTATGATCTTGGAGAAACTAACTGGGTCCTTCCATATCCTCATTTTTTCGAGGATCTCTTTCTTGAGCATGAAAAGTGTTACCCCCCTCTGGTCAAGCTTTTCCTGCATCGAAGCCTCCAGAAGACGAGTATTCATTGCTGATGATGTATCTGTTTGCGATGAAATCATTTCTGCACCTCCATTTGACTGATCGCCCAGAATATAGGGTATATCTGCTGCGGTACTACTGCGTTGCCGAGGGCTTTCAATCTTGCTGATTTATGTTTGTCCACCCTTCCGGGAATCCCATCATCCGTTCTGCGAAAGTCGGGTTCAGTTTCCCACTGTCCGTTACTATTGCGGAGAGGTAAAAGTGTTTTAACCAGTGGTTGTGGGATTTTGACCCCTTCGGGCCACATCCTTTCCATTCGCTGGCTCTCAGTGTCGGGATCATCGGATATTTTTTCATCAAACCAACTTGTGATTCCGTCGTGGAAACACTCGTTACTTCCAAATTCAACTCGGCAAACGGGGCAGTATGGTTCTTCCCATCCTTCTTCCCATATATATTCTCCGGGCCATATTGCCCTCTTTTCTGCAATAACGAAGACCCTGTTTCTTTTGTGCTCTGCTCCAAATAGATTAGCTCCGTATACATATGTCCAGCTTTTGTACCCTTCGCTTTCCAAGTCACTGAGGATCTCGTCGATTGTTCCAGACAGGATTCCAGGGACATTCTCAAAAACCATCCAACTGGGTCTGATATCTCTGACCAATCGGAACATTTCAGGCCATAGGTGTCTTTCGTCTTTTCCTCCCTGTCTTTTTCCGTTGACAGAGTATGGTTGACAAGGGGCACCACCTGCAACAATGTCAACTGATCCCACATCTTCTGCCGTCAACTCCTTTATGTCTGTGTAAATCGGCACGTCAGGCCAATGTTTTTTAAGTACCCTCTGGCAGAACGGCTCTATCTCACAGAACCCCACTGTCTCAATACAACCTGTCATTTCCGCTCCAAGGCTGACCCCGCCTATGCCGCTGAAGAGGTCAAGCATTTTCAGTTTCCCCATATTCCCTCCACAATAAGGGGAAGGCGGAAGATCCGCCCTCCCCTGTTTATTTACTCCGCCGGTGAATCTGACGGCGTAATGTCGATGATGTCCTTTTCCCTCTCAAGCAGACTCAGATCATCCCTCGTTGTTTCATCCTGGGCTATGGCCTTGCCGAGCTCAACGGAGACCGGAAGATATCTGCAAAGCTGGATAAGAAGGGTTTTCTGGGCCATGCTTATCTCATCCTTTACCCATGGGGAGTTGGAATTGACCGTCCGGTTGCCAGACTTGTCCCACTTGTAGTAACTTTTGGAGAACTTTTTGGCATGAGCTATAACGTCCACTCGTGGCCAGACCAGAAAATTCTCTCCGCCGTTTGTCAGCTCTGCGATTGCGTAGTAGAACTTAATATCTCCCCTGTGGTTGTCGTCCTTGTTTTCGAGGTCCTCTTTCTTAGGAAGAGGGCTCGGTTTGTGCTTCAGGACCCGATATTCCTTCGTTCCGTAGGAGTAGTCGAAAACGTCCTTCTCGTAGACCGGATGAGCTGCGATGTAGGCTATCTTGTCACTGCGATGAGCGAGAGCCACAAGGCCCTTGTATCCAAACTGGAATTGAGCCTCCCAGACTTTCTCCCACTTGCCGTTCATATACTTGCTGTTCTGGTAAGGGATGATGTATGCTTGTCCCAACTGAGGGGAAAGGTCCAGCCCTAATGCTGTCGCTGTCATCATAGCTCCCAGGATCGTCACTGGCCGGCAAAGCTGCAATGACGGATTCTGGGAGAACAGAGTTACGGTATTCCGGGCGTATCTGTCCGAGTTTGCCTTCAGATGTTGAGGCAGAGCCGCCTCGATCTCGCCCTTCATCCGGTCCACTGTGGCCTTAAAACTCTTCAGAGGAGAGTTCTTGGCGTTTTCTTTGGACTTGGATGTTGCCTCAAGCTCGGTTCCGGCCTTTTCCTTCAGTTTCTCAAGCTCTTCCTTGCTCCCGTTTCTGTTAGTGGCTGCCATTTATGCCACCTCCTCATCTTCCCAGTTAAAGCGAAATGTCCTGGATCCCTTTCTCGTGACCTTGCTTTCGGAATACTTGTCAACTATCTCCGAAACGATATCCTTCAATGGGCCGTCCTCTTCCGAGTCCAGAATTTCCTTCACTACGTCCTCCCAGTAGGTGGTGACCCTCGTGTGTTTCTCGATGATCTCCTCGGGAACTCCGTCCTCTATCTCTTTCCCTACGGCCTCATAGTCCGTGGTAGTTTTGACGGAATCCTTGCCCTTCTTGTAGCTCAGGGTCCATTTGTATCTGGATCCCTTTGCTCCGGGAGCCTCTGCTATCTGCTGGATGATCTTGTTCTTGTATTCGGCCTCTTCTTTCTTGAGCTCTTCGAGCCTTGCCTTCGCTTCCGTATATTTCCTGGCAAGCTCGTCGAGCTCCTCGTTGGCCACTACAACATCATCGGTAAGGTCCTCTGGATACTGTTCCTTCAGCCACTTCTCCGTGGCCGCCGATCCGTCGAGCTCCGGAGGCTCGGAAGCGAGGTAATGCTCGTGCCAGAACTTCTTCTCGACTCCGACTATTGCGTCGATGTACTCCTGGCTTCTGGGGATAACCTTCCAGTTGAAACGGTTTCCTCCCACAAGAGCCGGAACGATGGCCCACTGAAACCCCGTTACTGCGAGATTGTGCTGAACCTGAATGTAGTAGGCCATCGGAAGATCGTCGCCTGTCCATTCGTTCTTGAGATATTCAGAGGCCGACTTGCACTCCAGCACTCCCCTGCCTTCGAGGACAAAATCCGTTCCCGTGGAGTCCGTCACTTTCACTCCCTCCGCCGGAGCGTAGATAACTCCGTCAAGGTCGCATATCATCCACTTGTGCTCCGGATGTGTAAGGATTGCGTTTCTCTGCTCAATCCTGCACCCCCGAGGTTCGAGGATCCCTTTGATGGTGTTTCTTATCTGGGGTTCGTGGACATGCCCCCAGTAGGCCGGTTCTGAAATGAACGGATACCAGTATGTAGAGGGATCATCGTTTCGTGGTCTTTTGGTAATTCCCGAAAGTTCACTCCATAGCATCATGGGGGACTTGTACTTGTTGTATCCGAGCACCGTAGCTGCGTCCGATCCCCCGATACAGGGAAGATCCGTTCTTATGGCCTCCCATTCCTCGTGACCCATTCTGCCTGTCTCCATCAATACCAGTGCGTCTCCGAAACGTTTGCCCGTGTAGAAATATTTCTCGTTGTAGGGATAGGCTTCACGCTTTTCGGAAGGGCTCTGGATTAATACATCAGTTTCCTGCATAACTCTCCAACCTCCTCAAGCTTGCTTCTTATTTCTCTTGCGTTGTCCTCGAAGTAGCAGCCCCGGTCTCCCGGTTCCGTTTTTCTCAGACATTCAAACTCCTCCGGACTTCCTCCGAAATAATCGTCCCAGTGGGCACGGTTGATACGTGCATAAGGACATTTCGAGCAAAACCTTTTCTCCATGAGAGGAAAGATCTTGTCCATAAATGTCTCCTTTGCGTCCTCGATTTCGGGAAAAGTCTCAATTACCATTGTCTGACACCTCCTCCCGATATCCAAAGGCTGCGTCGATGAAAGTGGACAGTTCATGCTGGTCTGTGATGGTTGGGGACATGTGGCCTCTCTCCTTTCCTATTCGATTTTCAAGGTTCGTTGAAAGTTGTGATGGATCTGTGTGGATTGAATATTGCCTTTCAAATCTACACCTGATTATCAAATATGTCAACCCCAAAAAGTCAATTAAATAACCCCCTTTGGAAAGGAAGCCGGGAAAAAGAGAAAACTTCGTTCCTTCTTTCTCGCAACTCTCGCAGCCAGAAAAGCACCGGAGGACATTTCGCAGGGATTCTACAAGTGGCTTTTTTCACAAGACAGGGAAGAGGATTTTCTCGTGTCTCTTATAGTCTATTCGCTGCCCAAGGCCGAGCAGCCCAAACTCTATGCAGAGGGAGTTCTGAAAAAGGAATGGGAGCCATCCCAGAAGGATCTTGAAAGATCCAGGAGAATAATTGATGCCGGATCTGTGATAATGACAAGAGTTCGTGATATAGGAGTCACGGTTACCGGCAAGGAGTGGACCGAAAATGCGGAAAGGTGCGGAATAAAGGTGGGACTGAACCTGGAAATGATAAAGAAGAGTGCAAACCAGATTCAGGAAAGAATAAGGCAATTTACTGCAAAATTCTGAACAATGCAACATAACATATATTATATGACACCTTAAAAATGATACAGGGATCCCCCATCACAAGGATCCCTGAAAATAGGAAGGAGAGAATGATGAAAATATAACTCTCGTCTCTCTCTTAATTATCGCACAGTTTATTGTCGTTGCAAGTAAATGTCAGTATTTAAACAGTTTTCTGCCGAGAATCTTGCCGATGGGTCCCTTCCTTCCCTTTCTGTTCTTGTCCCATTCGATAAAAACAAAGAACAGGACTATCAGCACTGCGGTTATCATAAATTGCATTACGAACACCTCCGTATTGTGGTGATTAATTCATTATTGCCGGATGTCCGGAATTTCCGGATAGCTCGCTGATCTGCCAGGCTGGCTCAGCGAGTGAAGCCTTTACAGAGGGGACACCGTAATGCCCCCTTAGGACATGTTAATCCCTTTTGGGACTGTAGACTCCTCCGATCTTTACCTCCGAGCTGTCCCATGCCTTTTTGCCGAACAGCCCCAGGACTATCCACTTCCCGAAACCTACGTAATAGTCCGGAAGATCCAGGATGGGAACATCCTTGACTGTCGCCCACTCCAGAATCGGAGCAAGTATATGGTTGAAGAATATCACCAGCGATATCATCCACAGTATCGTGGGTATGGCTCCGGCGACATAGGGACTCTTGCTGGAAAGCCATGCCCTCTGCACTCCAAGCCGGGCCTTTACTACATCGGTGTCTATCCTCTTCTCTTCAAGGATCTTTGCCCTTACCTCTTCGTCGCTTGTTACGAGATCATCTGCTATTTGTGCTATTCCGGGTATTAGTTCAGATAGAGATTTAAGCATTTCTGTTTTCCACCTCCTCTCCTTTAAAGGTCACTCGGTCCCTGAATTCCTCCTTCTTTCCCCTGTTCCACTGCGAGACAGGAGAGAGAAAACCCACGACCCTGCTGTAGATTTCACACCTCGTTCTCTTCATGCCTAACCTCCAAATATCTTGGGTATAGGGATGTTGAACTTGGCACAGACAAAGCCAATAGCCCCACCAATTGAACCGGTCATGAACAGCTGCTTCCAGTTTGTCTTCCCCTCGTTTATCTCTATCTGACGGATCCTCATCTCGTGAGCGTCAAGCATCTTGTGTCTCTCTATGCAGATAGACTTCTGGTCAAGCTGCTGCTGCTCGATATGGGCAAGCCTCTCCTGTATGTTGTCCTGGGAGTCCGAAACCTTGTCCAGCTTCTTGTCCATGGACTTAAAGAGCATTTTGAAGTTGGGGTCATTGAGCATGGTTAAAACCCCAGTCTTTTGCCCAGATCCTTTACACGATGCCTGATCCAGCCGTAGAAGTATTTCCTGTTCACCGGGCGGCTCTCCACAATCTCCGCATAGGTTTCGGCCCTTTCGTAAAGTGCCACACATGAGGCTATGGCCACAAGAGGCTCCAGATACTTCCCTGCCTCCGTATCACCAACTATTTTTGATAGCCTTTCAAAGAGCATGAGTGCCTTGTGTGTCTGAGGTCCCCATGCACCGTCAACAGCTACCTCGTGCTCATCCCGGAAAAAGTCGTTGAGCGTCTCCTGCAGAATGTGAACTGCTCCTCCGGCTCCGTGGTTTACGGATATGTCGAACATCGGAAAGCACAGGGGATCCGGTATCTCGTGGCAGTGTGCACCTCTCCAGAAGAGTTGATAGTAGATATCCTCGATGTCCTTGTCCGTGAGGTCCGTGGTTCTGGACTTGTCCGTTATTCCTGCCCTTCTCGCTGCGGCAAGAGCACCCGGTGTGACGCCTTTCCAGGTGACTCCTCCCTTGTTTCCCCTGTCGTCGGGATCGTCGTTAAGTCCGCCCTCCTTGTCGAGAACGAATTCCAGTGCTTCGATGAAAAGATTGTAGTCATCTGTGTTTGTGCGATAAGTCATATGGACACCTCCTTTCTCATAAAAAAAGGAGGACCCTGGAAAGGATCCTCTTCTCTATTTGACTCTCGTCTCTCATGGGCCCACGTTCAGCATCTGCTGATAGTAGGCCATTGCCCTCTTATAAGCCTTCTTCTCCCCCTCGTCCAGGGAGTTGTAGAAGACAGGCCAATACTTCTTTGCGATTCCAGCAAGGGGGTTAAGCCACCTCATTGACTGCTCGTATCCCTTCGCTGTTCCCCCTGCCCTGAAGTAATCCAGAAGATATTTCTTTGCGGCTTCCTTGTCTCCGTACCTTATGGACTTCTTGTAATAGTACAGGGCCTGGGACTTCGGAGATTCATAGTAGCCTTGCCCCTTCTGTCCGAGGACATCCTCCTTCCACTCGTATACCCTGGAAACGGTGTCCCAATAGGAACTTTCCATAGGATCATACTTGTTGGAAAGAGCTCTCTCCGCAAGGTCCGTCCATCCCTTGTCGGGGAGGTCCGTGGCCACTCGGTAGAAGTCTCCGAGGCCAACCCAGTCGTAGAGATACTCCCACTTATCCCGTATCTGCCTCTGTCTTCTCACGTCAGGAAAGGTGGACCTTCCGCTGGACATCTCGTAAAAGAACTTCATGAAGGGGAAAGTCCCGGATACGGTCTTGTTTATGACTCCGAAGGCCATCTCCTCGCCAATGTCCTTAATGGTCATGTTGCCGTTGAGCCATTCACGGGCATATCTCGGAGGAGTTTCGTCTCCGAACCATTCCAGGAGATCCGGCAGAAGCCCGAGCCTGGTCATCACCTTCACCTCTCCTGCGTCGTTCTTGCCCACGATCAGGTGAGGTCTGTTCTTAACGTGCTCCGGCAGGTTCTCTTCCTCCTCGGGCCATCTCCAGCGGTTGAAGGCTTGCATCGCCGCCCACCAGAGGCTTGCCCTTATCGCGAAGGTCCCTATCCTCATGGCTATGAAGGGAGAGCTCTTTATCGCGGAGCCCATTACGGCTTCTCCTGCCTTGCCTGCGGTCCTGCCGTCGATGTAGGCGTTCTTGAAGGTCCAGAAATACCTCTTCAGGTTTATCTCCTGGAAGCTCCAGAAGGGCCAGATGTTGTTTCTCATCCATTCTCCGGTCTCCGTAAGCTCGTCATATCCGCCTAAAAGGGTATTTGACAGCCGGAAGGCCCTCCATTTTTTGTCGGGCAGGGCCATGATCTCATCTCGGTTGGATGCTCCGAAGTTGTTCGGCTCTCCGTTCTCGTTGTTCTCCATCTGTTCGAGATAGGACAGATAGCTGGCGTAACGGAGAACTCCCTCCCTTATTCCTTCCGCCTTGTCGATGGCCCTCCAGTAGCGGTCCCAGGTCTTGTCCTTGATCTTCGAAAGGGCTCTCTCGTCCGGGACCTCAAGGTGTTGCAGCCTCTCAAGTGCCTTGAGTTCCCCAAGTTCCTGGATCCTGTCGAAGGTCATGAATCCGCCCATCTGGGCCCAGTCCTTGAACTCCTTGGACGGCTTTCGATGGGCCATAACAGCCTGGTAGAGCTCCCATGTAGCCCTCTTGAGGTGCTTCGGATTGAGAGTGTCCCACTGTCTGCCGAGAACCACGGCCTCTGAGTCGCCGGTAAGGTTTCTGAAGGCGTACTTTACCCACCTTGTAGGTCCGTATAGCCAGAACTTCTTCAGGGTCCTTATGCCAGTATGGTAGAGCTCGGAAAAGGGCCCTTCCTTCCTTGAGCCCATGGGGTTAAGTTCCTCCAGGGTCGCGGCAAGTGGAGTCGGTATGCACATCTCCTTGTGCCTCGGTCCTCTTGCGAGAACGGCCTTGACCTGGTTGGGAGTGAGGTCCAGCCCTGTGAGCAGACCTGAGGCTATGCTCTCAGCCATCTGCTCCGGTATGGTGTATGCCTTGTAGAAGACGGAACCCTCCCTCGGCTGATATATGGTGTAGTCGTCTGGCACAAGGTCCTTCCAGTTTACCTCCTTGATATCTCCTGCCTTCAGGGTGGCCTTTATAGCCTTCTTCTTCTCGGCCACGCCCTTGAAGAAGGTCCTGGAAAGAATGGTCTCCTGTCCGTCTCCCTCCTGTTTCGAGAGCCAGGACAGGTACTTCATGAGCTCCTTGTGACTGAACTTGACCTTGCCTACATCTACGTCGTCCTTCTTGTTCTCCTTTTTCAGCATGTAGTAATCGCCGAGTTCCTGCACGATCCGGGAGAACTGTCCCTTGGGGCCTGTCGGCAGCTCTCCCATTGCTGCAAGTTCGCTGAGCCGGGAGAGAGCTATGGCCTGCTTCTGGGAAAGCTTGTTGATCCTCTTCTGGGCCTCGTGTCTGACGTCCTCGTCCACCGTCTTGACTCCCTGCTCTATCCTTACGAGCTCCTCCATAAGCCCCTTGAAGTTGTTGTTGTTCATCTCGACAGCCATCTTCTTGAGCCTGTCGGTTATGCTGTAGTTCTCGTCGATGATCGCGATTGTCTCCCATACATGGGTATCCGCAAGGGTCTGAGCAAGAACCTCGAATTCCGCCTGGGCGTAGTTGAGATTTATGGGAAGCTCAGAGCCCTTTCTTTCCTTCAGGAAACCCCTCGTAACCGGTGACTTGAGCTTGTTGCCGGTCCCGTATATGGACCTTCCCTGGTCCATCATGTGAGCAAGGACCTGATGACGGAAATAGGAGTCTCCCTTGGTGAACTTCTTGGACATGTCCGTTCCGGCCCTGCCTGCCTGTCGTATGTACTCCTTCTTTGCCTTTCTCCACATCTCCGTTCTCAGTCGGTAGCTGTCGAGGATCCAGGGCGCGTTCTCCCTGAGGTGCTCGTTTAACCTCTGGAGCTCCACGTTGACGTTCTCTTCAGTGTATCCTTCCGGAAGTGAAAGTCCGTCTCTGGCGTCTCTCGCAAAATCCTCGAGATATACCTTTCTCGTGAAGAGGTCCAGGTCAGTGCGATCGTAGAGCTGTATCCCCTCGGATGTCTCCTTGGTCAGAATGGCGCTTATCTTCTCTTCAGCGTCCATCTGTGCCGAAGGAATAGTCCTCTTGAGCTGCAGCAGCACATGTCTTGCCACGGCAAAGGGAGCTCCGCCCGGAAGGTGCCGGAATGTCCTTGTGGATCGGTTCTTCATGTCCATAAAGGCTTCAAGCAGTTTGCTCCACGTACTCTCCTTGTCGATGCCCCTTGAGTACGCCTTGTGGGCCTTCTCCATCTCCTTGTCGGTGAATTCGAAGGTCCGGGGATCACTCTCGCTGTCCTTTTTCTTCTTGTCTTTTTTGACAAAGAAGTCGTTGACGCCCTGGTTCTTTTTTCTGCTGTCCAGGGCCTTTATGAGAGCGTCCGGCCTGAGAAACTTGACAGAGGCTCCGGCAGGTGGAGTTTTCTCCTCGTAGGCTTCGTTGATCCTCCGTGTTACCTCCTCGTCAGGGTCTAACTCTTCGGCAGTGTCCGTCCCGGAATTCTCGTCCGGAGCCGGAGAGTTGTCGAGGTTGTCCTCTGTTGCCGCAAGCCTTTCGATTACGTCTCTCCTGAAGTTCTTCTCCTCGTCGAGGTAGCTTTCCTCGAACCTGCTTATTCTCTCGTTCGCGTCTCTCGCCTTTTCTCCAAGCTCATCCAGGGTCTTTTCGAGAGTTGTTATTTTGTCCTCGATCTCCTGAATCTTCCTCTTGGACGTCTCTATACCCTTTCTGAGAAAAGCCTTGCTCTTCTCGTGCTGTTCCTTACGCTTCTTCTCGTCCTTTATCTTCTCGTTGGGACTGGACTCCCTCAGCTTCTGTTCTCGCTCCTGGAGCCTCAGCCTGTTGGCCTTTATCGCCTCTCGTGCGGTGCTGATACGGTTCCTTATTCGGTAGGCAGCCTGATTGTACTCTCCGAGCTCTCCCTGCATCCTCTTGTAGTCGAAGCTCAGTATAAGCTGCTGTTTCTTTATCGGGTCTGTCTCAAGCTCGATAAGAAGCTGCTCCCTTGGAGGAATAGCCCCTCCTGCCATTTCCTCGGCAGTGGGAATTACGTCGGCGTCCTCCTTGTCGTAGAGGGCCTCGTTCCATCCCTTCTTGTGCATCACAACGTCCATGCTTATGGCGTCAAAGGTCCCCCTCATGAGAAGATAGTGGATGTTTACGGAATCATTCTCGTTTCCGAACCGCAGGCCCCTGCCGTTTCGCTGACGGAATCCTCCGGGAGTCCAGGGAATGTCGAGGTGATATATGTCCGTGGTCTTCACTTGGAGATCCATGCCCTCTCCCATGGAGTCGGTAGATCCTATGACTACTTTGACCTTGCCCTCGTTGTACATGTCGGCAATATCCTGCTTCCTCTGGTTCTTGTCTCCGCTCGCAACCTCTCTTCCGGTCTTGGGGTTGGTTACATACTTGCCGTTGATTATGGCGATCTCCTTCTCCTTGAACCCCATATCCACGAGGGAACTCTTTATCTCGCTGTGCATGTCCTCTGCGAGCTTCTCGTTTTCGATCTGCTCCCAGCCCACCTTGTCGAGGAATATCAATTGCCCCGCCTTTCTGTTCTTTTTAGCAACCTCCGCCACGGATTCGATGGTCCACTGGATCTTGTCGTCGCCAGGATCGTAGGACCTAACGTCAACTTCAACGTTTGCGTGTTCCCCTCCGTAGAGCCTCGGGTCGACAGAGGCGGCTCTTCCTCCAGAGTATATGGCAATGATGTTGTCTTCTCCGGCTCCCTTTCTTCCGCTTCCGGCGCGAGACTGCCTTTCAGCAAGATCCTCGGCGATCAGCCGGTATCCTTCTGACATGTTCAGGAACTGGCGATACTCTTTCGCCTCCGGGATCTTTATCCATGGCATATCCTCTATGGATATCTTGTCAACGTACCGGTTCAGTATCCCCCTCAGCTCAAGGGCGTTGATTATGGCGGAGAGGACGTTCTTGGTCTGTCCGGGGTCGTCGGGCTTCTGCACCGTTCCGAGATGGAAGAAGTTGTTCGAAAAGTCGATGTCCCTTCCAAGTCCGTACTCGTCAAAGATGTCCTTGCCGAGGTGTCTCAGCATGGTGTATATCTCCATGGGTTTGTTGGGCGTCGGAGTGGCAGTGAGAAGAAATACGTTCTTATTGTTGTTGTTCTCGATGATCCAGTTGGACTTGAACCGGAAGTCGTAGGATTTTGAGGACATGAGCGATACGGAATCCTCTTTCAGCGGCTTGCCGTTTTCTCCGTACATTATCTTTCCGGTCTTTGGATCCTTTCTGTTTTTCTGCCGGTTGCTGAATCCAAAGGCTGCCCCGAGCCCGAACTTGTTCAACTCTCCCCGTATGCCTATGTTCTTGAAGGCATGAGCCTCGTCGGCTATGATCGCGTCTATTCCCAGTTTGTCAAAGGTCAGCCTTGAATCTCTTTCGGCCTCCTTCAGGACCGTGCGATACTTCTCTATCTTTTCCATGTTCCTTGCGGCCTGACTCCCCTTCATATCCGGATCGTCGATATGCTCGTTTACAACGTCGTCGAAATATTTCATCTCCGTGTCGAGTGGAAGCTTTATCGCCTTGAACCCCTCGTGGCTTATCACAACATAGTCAAAGTTGTTGTTCGCCAGCTCAAAGAGCTGCTCTGTCCTCTTGTTCTTGCTCAATTGTCCGAGGTTGAGGACTCTGGCTTTCGGAAACAGCGTCTTTATGTCCCTCTCCCACTTGTTGATAGTCTTCGCCGGGACGACGAAGAGAGGCTTGTGGGCTATTCCCCTCTTTTTTAGCACCCTCGCGAGCGCAATCGAGGCAAAGGTCTTTCCTCCGCCAACATCATGGGCGTTTATTCCCTTGCCCTCATATACCGCCTGGATGATCCATTCGATCTGATTTTTGCGAAGCTTTACCGGTTGTCCGGCTTCCTTGGGATTGACGGACTCTGCCTCTATCTCGTTCAGAACGTCCTGAATAAGATACTGGGCTCTTGAGTAGTTGGGTTTTACGTAGGCGCGGAACTTGGAGTTGTAGGCGTATTCTATCTCTTCGGCAGCCTGCTGATCACTCTTGATCCGCTCCTTTATGGTCTCCACGACCTCCGTCACGTGCTCCTCGGCCTCTCTCATGCGTGACAGATATGAGGATATGGGCTCCTGCATCTGCGTCCTCTGGTCAAAGTCTCTTTTTATGAGGACATTGTTGTTAAGATAGTTCGAGTACACACTGTCAGGGAAGCCCCTTGCGTTTGTCGCTTCGTACTGGATCTTTCCGCTCTTCCTGTCGTAGGAGCTGTCTATATCCCATATCCCGTATTTCTTGATTATGGGCAAAAGCCAGTTCTCGTTTCCCTTGAAGTTGATGTCGTCAACAGTCTTCGGAGATGGCTTTATCTCCTCAAGGCTTCGTATCTGCTCGTCGAGCTTCTCTCCAATTGCGTGACCGTCGTCAACTCTGCCGAGTTCGATGTCCTTCTTGATCTTCTCCGCGCTCTCTATTTTGCTGTATATGTTGCCTGAGTAGTAGAGCACGTCGTTCTGGACAACAGCCCCTTCTTCGCCCATGGAAACAAGGGAATAGCCACTGTGAAGAAGATCTCCGAGTTCGTCCATTGAGAGGTGTTCTGCTTTTGAGATATCGACAATCCCCTTGTTATCCTCATTTGCGAAGGCTCTTATGGAAAGAGGAGAATCATCTGTGACCTCTGCTCTTCCGCTGTCCGAATATCTTGTCTGTATATCCAGGACAGGAGCTGGGTTGAAGTCCTCGTCAAAGAATGACGAGAGCTCGGCAAACAGTGTCTGCTCTCCTGCATCTTTGAAAATCTTCCGGAGCTTCTTGTCTTTTTTAGGATGGACCTTGTGAATCTGCCGGTAGCTCTCTATAAGCTTCTTTCCGCTCTCTGCATACTTCGGATCGGATGTCTCCTGAAAGGAAGCTGCGTCTCTTCTTATCCAGTCGAGATCTTTTATCCTGTCTCTCTCTTTGTATGAGACCTCCCGGTATATCTTTGCGGAGCCAGATACGTCCTCGAAGTCTATGACTTTATCCACTGCGTACACCGCATCAGACTCTATGATGATGTTCTCGGAAAATCCGGGGTCTCTCTCTTTGATCTCGAAGGAGTTTCCGTCTCGATCCGTTCCCGTCCTCGTTATATTCTGACGGGTAAGGATGTCGTTTTCAGAGGCCCATTTCTGGAAGTCCTTGGAGTCTCTCGGGATTTCGTCAACATCCACGGATTCAGGAGCAGCCTTTTCCTTCTTCTGGATCTTGTATGGCCTATAGGGTCCTATGTCGATCCGGGAAAGGTCTGCCTGTCCGTTTATGGTGTAGGTGATCTTTCCGAACCTCGCTTTATCCTTCCCAACCTCCACTTCTCCGAGGAAGTTGGATTCCATACGGTCATGATAGTAGTTGTTGAGAACTATTCCATCCCCTGTTTCCGTTGCCTTAACGAAAGAATCGTTTATGGCCTTCTGCTCCGAACTTGGCACAGCCCCCTCGGGCCTTTTCTGCAGAAAAATAATGTCGGTTATAACGGAGGTATGGGCGTTCTTCTCGAAATGCCCTCCAGGCAGACGGAAGGCTCCAAGCACATCGGCCTTTTCCACGATCTCCTTTCTGACGGAGGAATTCTTCTTGTCCATGGTTCCCTTGGACGTTATAAAGGCCACAATGCCGTTGTCCTTAACCCTGTCCAGAGAATGAACGAAATAGAAGTCGTGAAGAGTCTGTATATCCGGCCTGACTTTAAGCCCCCCTGCTCCTCGCTCCTGAAGAAATGGAACGTTTGATATAACAAGGTCAAAACCACTCTTCTTGAACTGCTCGTAGGAAAGAAGATAATGGTTACCCTCTGGATACAGTTTTGATGCTATCTGGTGATTTGTGCTGTCGATATCTACTGTGGTCCAGTCAACACCCCTTGGGGCGTTGCCGATAAAGTTTCCGGAGCCTACAGCAGGTTCAAGAGCCTTCTCAAAGTAAAAACCAGACCTTTCCAGGGCTCCGTATATTGCCCTTATGGTCTGGTAGTCTGTATAGTGCTGATTTAAAGCCTCTACAGATCCGGATGAAAGACCACCCTCCCCGGTATACTGCCGGAGGATGTCCTTTTCGTCTTCCGTAAGTGGCTCTTTCTTGTTTAGAAGCTCCCTTGCCTGGTCGTTTATTCTCCTTCTTTCTCCCTTAGTTAGGAGAACAGGTTCCTTGTTTCTTAGGTCGTAATTATCCGATACCAGGGATGGTCCTGTGGCGTCAGCATCATCCCGAGCTGACGTTGGTACCAGTCCGTTGCCTCTATTCCATGGTAGCTCCTCGCCAGTATCCTCAGTGGCTGGCTGTCCTTCCATTCCCACTGTTTCGTCGGATAGTTCAGTTTCTCGCACACCATCCCGAGCTGGAGGTTCAGCTCCGCGTACATCTTCGTCAGCCCTCTGACCAGAGTCTTCCAAGACTGGCTGTTCTCGTCCGCCTGCGGCAACAGCGCTTCCGCCTTCGGTATCTCCGCCATCAGGAAGCTCCTGTCCTCCTCGCTGGCTCTCTTGTTCAGTTCTTTCTCGATCTCCGTTAACAGTTCTTTCCGGCTCATTAGGGATTACCCCCTCTCCTTTGTTTACTATTGTATCACTTTTCTGAGATTGTGCTTTCCCGTCGTTTCTGGCAATTACACTGTCAAGTTCAGATTCTATAGTGGATGAAAGGGCATCTGTGGTTATATCCCAATTCTCGAAACGGTTGGTTCCTCCTCCGAACGGATCCTTTCTCGTGGTGGATCTCCACATTATGTGAGTTCCGTATGGTGCGGACTTTACTCCGGAAATGTTAGATCCATCTGCGTCAATTGTTATATACACGCCCTCGTCCCGGTTAGGCACAAAGAATGTAGCAGATACGCTCCCCTTCGTGGCTGGGCCGGAAGGATTTTTATTGACAATGCTTCCCTTGCCGTTTTTGCCTCGATATGGCTCCCACCCGAGATCCTTTCCAAGGCTCCTGAGATAGTTGGCTGCGTCGTCCATGAAAGCCTGCTTTCGAGCCCAGTCCTCGTCCATATTCTCTCCGGTGTCTATCTTGCTCGCGTATTTCTCAGGGATCTTGGAAAAATCTCCCCTTAGTTTTTTCGCCGGTGATTTCTTCTGTTTTTTAGCCGGCTTCTGCTCCGATTGCCCTTCTTCGGAGACCTTAACGATTTCGGCTGTGTCGCGCAATACATCCGAACCCTCAAGCCTGACCTTCCCTGACTTGTCAATCTCCACGATCTTTCTCGGGCTCTTGTCCATAGATTTGCGGAAGCGAACAAGGTCTCCCTCTGAGTAAGTTTTTCTCGTGATATCTTCATGGCTGTAGGTCAAGGTTTCTTTCTCTGCCGGACTGGACTCACTTTCATCTGCTTCCACTTTCCCGGAGTCCTTGAGATCCTGAACGTAGCTGTCCCACTCTTCCTGGGTGATCTCTCCGCTTTCAAGAAGACCTCTCATCCTTCCGGCTTCTTCGGCAGCTTCGATCCTCACGCCGGGAACGGAGTTCTGACCCTTGGTCTGCAAGGTCCTGACCTCATCGGCAGCCTTGCTGTTCTCTTCCCTCTGTCTCTGGTAGTCCGTGAGCTCTGGCTGCGCTGCTTCCGGAGCTTCTTCCGCCGGGGCCTGTATCTGATCAGGCTTCTGGTTAAAGAAGTCGAAAAACGCCTCAAAGGGTTTTCCTGCCATGAAGTTTTTAAGGTTGTCCTCTGCCTCAAATCCTCCATAGGCTTCCTGTTCGCCGTCTCTGTAGACCCTTCTGGCAATGGCTCCGTTTTCGTTTATCATCACTTCCTGCACTGCCTTGGCAGGTTCAAGAGTGTTGTCACGGACATACTGCCTTGCGGAATATCCAGGATTCCCCGGAATTGGGGTCCAGTCGGGCATCCTTGTGCCTTCCTCGTCTTCATAATAGCCCTTGCCGTCTTCTTCTACATATTTAAGGGATCTGCCTTTAAGATGGACAGCATTGGGATCATCGAGCAATTGCTTGAGAGACTCCAGAGCCCTTGGCGTCTTCTCGCCCACGAGACCTGTAAATCCTGGACCCTCGGCCTCAATATCGGAACTCTTTTCTTCTCTCTTTAGTCGGACGTATTCTTGCAAAGCCCTTTTCCCATCTTCAAGTGTCTTGATATTCGGGAAAAGCTCAAGCATTTTGTTTCTTGCGGACCCACCAAGAACAGCATTTGCAGTCATTTCATTTACTGGCAACCCTGCAGCAATCTTCCCTATCGTTGCTTTTTGCGAAAGGTTCAGATCAGGCCAATGAAGATTTACAAGTCTTTGTACATCTTCTGGCACCTTGCTCCACTCTGACTGGTCATCAGCATCCTTTTGGCTGTCGGTTCTCCCAAGAGGTTTAACCTGAGTTTTGCCGTTACTGCTAACCTTGACCTGGAAAATTCTCTCTTTGCCGTCCCTGTCAATGGCAGCATATTTGGCAGTTCTGTATTTAATTCCCTTGTTTTTTCCGACACCCTCTGTTTCCTTATCCCAATGACCCATTTCGATGGTGTCAAAGGTTAATGATTGGAGGTCTTGGATGGTTCTTTTTTGACCCTCGGCCTGAATATCTGGCTCAGTTCGTCCTGTATCCCCCTTATCAGGGGTATTTGTCGGCTCTGGTTCGGGAATTGACTCAGGAGCTAAATTTTGGCCTTCAGGAGCAAGTTCGACCGTTCCTTTCCCCATCTGGAACTGTGTCCCTGTTTTTGGGTGCTTCACAGTCAAAAGAGAAGGATCATCGGCATTTACCACCTCAAGGGCCTGACCGTTATCCTTGCGGTATACTGTATCTCCAGGCTTAATATCGTCTGTTGACTTCGATGGTTGTTCTTTGGTCATGTCCTTTAAAATCTTAGGATCAGGCTTTTGTATAAACTCTTCGTCGAAAAGATAATATGCAGCACTGTCCTTGTCCGCCTGAGATGGATTATCAAGAGACCCCCTGAACTGCAAAAGATTAAACTCGTCTCCCCTCTGCTCCGCTTCATTGATGGCGTTCTGGATAAGCCATCTGTCAACTCGCTTGACTGTGTTGGCGGCTTTTCTGTTTGTGGACATGTCTACCTTCGGGAAGGGAGTTGTTTTTCTGCCAGTTGATGTCAGGACAACTTCACCGGACCCGAGTTTCTGCCCAACTTCGCCCTTTTTGATTGACTCCGGCTCTGAAGGCTTTTCAACCTCTTGGACATTTTCCCCCTCGATTTCAGGGGTAACAATCTCTTCGGCCCTTGCGGTATCCTGATTCACGGGCTCTTCTTTCTGGACAGGTTTCTGCCTGTTCCGGAAGTCCGAATACACCTTCGGGTTATTGAGTGCAGTCTTGAGCAGATCCTGATAACCCTGCTCTCCAAGTTCCTCTCTTCTTCTCTGGAGATCCTGGAGAAAGTCCATGTCCTTGTTGTATCTTTTAAGAACCTGACCCTCAAGATCGTTAACGTTCAGATTATCCTGCATGTCCTGAGGAAGGTCTTTTCTTGCGTTCTGGACTGGCTCATTCTCCTTTTTGTCCTGTTCCTGCTGCTGACGCTCCATCTCGTCAAGATATTTATTTACGGCGTTAACAGCGTCAACCGTACCGGCCCATCTTTCGGATCTGGCTACGTCTGCCTCCTGCTGTGTTCCAGCAACTTTGTCTATGGCCGCGTCTATTGTTTTGGCCTTCTCGCCCTCAAGGTACGTTCCAACAGCATCACCAGCACTCGGGCTGGAAATGTCCTCGTCTCTTTTTGCCACTATTGGCCGGACCTCTGTTCCTGAAGGTATTCCCGTAACAGATTCAAAGGCTTCGTCCATTATTCCCTTCGTTCTCTGTTCCTGTACGGTCTTCTCTCTTGCCGATTTCTCTTCTTCCACCCTCTGCTCCTGATCCATCTGCATCATATGAGTTGGAAGTCCAAATATTGCGGCAGAGACAAAGGCCGGAAGCCCTTCGTTATATATACTCTCCGGTACTCTTTCCGATATCTCTGGCATTGCCTTAACAGCGTCGGCCCATGTCAGGGTCCCCTTGCCTGACTTCTCCAGAGCTTTTTCTGTGAGAGTCTCCTGGATCGGGTTCTGTGCACCCTCCTGGAACATCTCGTTAAGCCCTCTTCCTGCCATTCCTCCGGCCACGTTTGACATGGTGTTCTTTAGTGCCGGGTTCTTCACGAAGACACTGAGAGACTTTGCTATCAAGCTTTTTGTGGCCTTATTATCCCCGAAGAAACCGAGCTTGTCGGTTATCACGTCAAGAGGCACATTCATCCAGAAGGCAAGAGAGCCTGCTGCGTTTGCGTCCTGAAAGTCCCCTCCGTCGTCAAGTACCTGCTTGTATGTGGTTCCTGCATCTGCAAAGCCCTCCATTACTCCGCCTACACCGGCACCGAGCCATTTTGCCACGCTCGGAGAGAACTTTGCCGCCGTTGCGATTCCCGTTGCTGCAAGAGCTCCAGGAACGAGAAAGAAGGCACTTGAGCCTATTCCGTTGAAAACCTTATCCCAGAATGTGGGGTCCTCTCCTTGAAGGAGGTTTTTCTGTATCTGCTCATTCCCCTCTTCGAGAAAATCAGCTGTTGCCTTTGCTGCCTTGAATATGGTGTTCTTCTTCTCGTAGGGATCACGGTCTCCTATCCCTTTCAGTAGTTGGCCGTCCGTTCCAAGCACTCCCGGATTTACCGGAGCCTCTATTCGCTCATTTTCCGGATTAGCGAGCCTCTCCACATTCCTTGCAAAGGCCCCCGCAGATCCGAGAATTCCTGAAAAGGTCTGCATTCCCTTGTCTCCAAATGCCTTCTCTATCTTTTTTCCTGTCTCTCCGAAAAGTGGTTCTTTCTCATCAACGGGAAGTCCCGAAATTGGAGACACATTGCCTGATTTTGATATCAGCATGTCGGCAGCATCCGCTGCGAGAACATCCTTGTCAAGGACAGTACCGTAGGGAAGTCTTCGCTCTTTTTCATCAGTGTCTCCACTGGTTGGATCTATGCCTGATGGATACGGAAATTCGGGATATCCTGACATTACGTCGTTTAAAGTACGGTCCATCTCCTCTGGTACATCTGGACGATCCCAGTTGAACCTGGAACCTCCTGAAGCAGAGTCGGTCTCGTATCCGTCTATAACTTCGTCGATGATATCTCCTGATTCCCGTCTCTCCCTATCCTTCCTCTCAAAAGAAGAAGAGGGAGCCGATACATTCGACCCCCTCTCGTATTTTCTTATTATTTCGTCGAGATAATCCATGGCTATCTCTCCTCTTAACCGGACATATCTGAAGTGTTTTCCTGAATTACCCAGCCTCGGTCCTGAAGTCTTTTAATAATTTCAGTTCTTGTCGGTGGAGTTTCTCCGCTCTCCTTTGCCCTGTTTCTGGCCTCTCTCAGCATCCTGTCTACAGATTCTGGAGTCGCTATATTTGCACTCTGCGGCCTTGTCGAAATTCCCCTCATTTCCATAAGCCTGTCAACCTTGTTCCAGTCAACACCGGGACTGTCTCCGTACATCAGTTTGGTAAGTCGATAGCTTTCCTCCATAGCCCTTTTCTCTGCGTCCGAGGTGTCTGGCATTACAGGTTCCTGGTCGGGATTGGTCATCTTCATCATCTGGTACTGCTCGTTGAAGGTCTTTCTTGCGTTGGCCCTTATAGAGGCTACCGGATCGAGGATGCTCTCAATCACAGTATTGGTGTTTACTTCCTGGCCTGATCCTGCACTCATCTCCTCTTTCACTCTCATTCTGTCGAGAATATTGCCGTGTTCAAGATTAATTCTGTTGACCATATTGCCGTGTTTCAGGTTCTCAAGACCTGCCTGTTGCCCGTACTCTCTGGCATCGTAATCAGCGTTGCCGCTTATAAGTGCGTCCAGAAAACCCTGTGGATTTGAGGTCATATTCCCGAATGTGTCGGCTCCTACATCGGGATTGGCCCCGAGAAAGGGGATATTCCCCGGAGTGTTTGCCTGAGTCTGAGCGATCTTTGAAAGTATGGCCTGTGTATAGTCCTCTCCTGCTCCACCTTTCGAACGGTTGAGGTCCCCGTATGAAAGGGACCCGAGAATATCCTCCGGAGTGTTCATTCCTGCAGTTGAAAACCTCTCCACTTCAGGCCCTACTCCAACTCTCTGAAAAGCCTGACCTGCAACTCCGTTTATAGCGTCCAGAGGCACTCCGTAGCTTGAGAGGTTCTCGTTCGGATCTTCAAGCTTATATCCATGCTCGATGGAAGCTCTGCCGAGTTCCTTTATCAGGTCGAGGTTGTTGTCTGTAATGCTCTGGCTTCGGATTGCGGAGGCTTCGTTTCTCTGTGAAGCGTCGTTAAGTCCGTATCTTATAAGATAGTCCAAAAGTCCTGCCAATTTTTACACCTCCTATCCAAAGATAAAGTCCTCGATACCCTTGTCGTTTGCATCCTCAGTTATATCTGCCTGTCGGTCTGCGATCTGTTTCTCAAGAAGCATCTTCCAGATGTTCATCATGTTGTCCATGTACCCTGTCTGTCCCTGATGTGCCCAGTACGGTGCGTCGTTGACCATCTGCATATACCGTGCCGGAAGCTCAGCCTCCTGCATAGCTCCTCCAAGAAGCTGTTTATATGCGTCAGATGCAGACTGATATGCCGCCTCTCCCTGGTTAAAGCCCATCTCTGCAAGATTAAGCCCACTCTGATTGAGAAGCTGGGCAATGTCCGAATCGGCCTGATATCCCTGCTCTGCCCCTCTCGCCTGAAGTTCGGAAATTCCACGTCCTCCAGATTCAAGAAGGTTAACAAGGTCCTGATTCATGCCATGTCCCTGCTTTGCGATATCAAAGGGCAGCTGCAGCTTCTTAGAGAGAATGGCGTTCTCAAGGTCACGATTTATTGCAGCAAGTTCGGCATTCGCGTTGTTAGTTATGTCGGTTACTCCATTGACAAACCTCGAGCTGTCGATCATGTTTCTTGCTCCCATTCCCTCAAGCCAGTTCTTGCCGAGCTGATTTGCGTTGTTCCTCACGGACCTTTCGACATTCGTTCTCTGGTTTTCAAGCATCTTGTTCAGCGTGTCGTTTGCTCCCTGTGGAATAGTCAGGTTGTTTATCATGTCCGTATAGTTGCCGGTCGACTGTCCTGCCGTTCCGAGAGCCTGATTCAGGAAGTTCTGATAGGTCCCGGTGGCGTTGTTATATCCTGAAGAAAGGTCGTTCTTTCCTGATTGCAGTGTTCCGGTGGCCTGGTTGGCCGTGTTCCCGTATCCGGACATGGCACTTCCCATTCCTCCGAGCATCTCGTCTCTCGCTCCGGGGAGGAATTTATTGTAGGTCTGGTTTACATTTGACACATTGTTCATAGCGTTTTCCATGCTTCCTATAGCGTTCTGATTCTGCTGTGAAGCTGTGGCAACCTGATTTTTGAACAGGTTGTCCATGAATCCGAGATCCTGAGGAAGGAATTTCAGAAGCCAATCCTTGTTTGGATCAAAGGTCTCGCCGGAAGATCCCTGAGGTGTCTCCGGCACTTTTTTAGGATCAAATGACATTCAATCACCTCCCGATGATGTGTTATTCCCGAAGGAGTTTATTGTCCAGTTGGCTGGAGCCGGAGTTCTTCAGGTAGCGTTGGTCATGTAAGTTGGCTGTGCATGTAGAACATCTTGAGTATATTTAGGAATGTTAAATAGATCTACCATTTCTTGCATACTACGATCAGGAGGTCCTGTTTTAGTAGAGCCAGGACGAAAGTTATGAAACCAATCGACTGTGGGTGGCATATAACCTCCAGGATTGTTATCATTAGATAATCCTCCATCCGAAGGGTTCTGGCTTAGATATTTCTTGCCCTCCTGCGTTTTAAAAAGAGTTTCAAATATTCCTGCCATTTAATTCACCTCTTAATGGAACCCATAGTCTCCCTCGCTGCCTCGTCCGTTTGATCCTACCCCAACAGAAGCACCTCTTCCGCTTCCTCTGTTGTTGCCTCCGGAGTTGGTGTTACTTCCGCCGTTTCCTCCACCGTTGTTATTGCTGCTGTTCCGTTTTCCGTCATCTTGCAGATCTGCTCTCCTGTCTATGTAGTTGTCTATCGTGTCGTTGTCCCACTGGTCGAGCGGCTTATCCATCATGTCATTCAGTCCTGAGTCTTTAGCCGCTTTTGCAGCTGCCGCCTGTTTGAATCCTGCGTTATTTGTGGGATCTCCGTCGTCGGAGTTTGCGAGCCGCTCCTCCATGAGCTTCTTGAATCCCGGATATGGCTCGTCTCCTATAAGTCTCGAATGTATTCCAACTTCAATGGGACTTGGCATTCCTGTTCCGGTCCTTTCTGACCTCGCTTCGTAGGCATCCATGAGCTGGCTCGCGTTGTGAGGATCTATGTTCCCCCAGTTTACGGCCCCTGCCTTTGCCGGATCGAAAGTGGTATAGCCCATATCTGCCCAGTTGTAATCGCCCCACTTGTCTGTGGTCATTCCGAGAAGACCTCTTATTGTGTCGTTTGCGAAGATCTCCGCATCTGTGAAGTTTCCAAAACCAGACAGTCCGTCCTTTGCTATGTCGGAAAATCCTCCGATAATTCCGTCGAGAATTCCAGATGGAGCCTTTGCGTCCGAGCTTCCTGGACCTGCGTAAACGTTTGCAATTGCAGTCTTCATCAGGTCAGGATCGAATCCGTAGGCAGAGCCCATCTGACTTATGCCCTCGATATTCCCAGGATCGTTCAGAGGGTTGCTCAATGGATTAAGCCCGAGAATATTTGACATAAGCCCCTTCCCGGTCTTCAGGAGTCCGAGACCGTATCCTGCCGTCTTCGCGTAATCGCCCAGAGAGTAATCCGGAGCCCAGGCATCGGAATGCCAGTATTCAGGCTCGTAGGCATAGGGTGTATCCCTTGCGTCCATCCTGTTGCCGTATTTATCGAGATCCGGGCCTCTTCCGTATTCTCTCTGCATGGGATCTATTGAATTGCCTGTCTCTTTTTTCTTTTCCTCTTCCTTCTTTTCCTGTTCGATCTTGTACATCTCGATGGGATCTATAGAAAAATAGTACGGCTGTCCATCAACAGTGGGAGTTTTTGAATACCCACTATTGAGGAAGGTCTGTCTCCAGAGCTCGTACATCGGATCGATACTTCCAACCATGAGAACACCTCCCCTCTTTTTCGGGAAATAAAAAAGGAGCCCGAAGGCTCCTGCCCTTATGTTGATTTTATTTTCATTTCTCTGCCAGCGGCCCTAACCGTCATCATCCCCGAGCAGTGCTTCATATACCCCAGAAACGACGCCCAGTTATTGGCCCGGATAATCAGCTCAAGCATTTTCACAAGGCTTCTCTTCATATCAGCAACAAGTGTAAATCTCTCAGATTTAGGGAAATGCCTAAAGACGCAATAAGCGTACTCTATCACATCCTCAAGTTTTTTCCTGATTATTAGATTATCCAAAACAAAAACCATACCAGATAATCACAAAAACAGATCACAGATTCACAAAAGCTGGGCGAGCCCCGAAGGTGATGGACGAGTTAGACCGGGTGTCGCTCAGAAGGAGGTTGAACACACCCCCGCGGCTAACACTGTACCAATGGCCACCACGGCGAGCGAGGGTCTCGCTATAACTACCGCTCAACTGATTCCGCATGTAAAAATAATCTCCGCCATGCTTGTTGTTGCCGGACACTTCAGGGGCAACACACAGGCTTGATGCAATCTCTGGCAGGCTCGTACCTGATACATCGTCAAATGGATTAGACGATGATTCTGTACCTGTATGTCTTACCGTTATTGCTGTCACAACAGAGATAGGCATAGTTCCGTCATACTTTAAAGTTGCGTTAGCTGGATCGAGAGTAGGTGTTTCATCTGAGTCACTTATAAATGTAGTCTCGGGAGTAACGAGTGTGCCGTCAGGTAATATACCCTGCCAGAGTGCTGAATCACGGGATACATCTATTGTGCTGTCAGCGGCGTCGTTGTTTTTGATGATGTTAATTTCACCAGCTCCGAGTCTTAGCCCTGAACAGTATTCATAGATGTTTCCGTTTAAGTCATAGACTCCCCACGGCGTGCCATCATGTGCCCACGATACCGGACCGGTTCCACAACCTACACGGGCTATTCTGTCTCCACTAATATATGTAGGGATCCCGTAGTATCTCAGGTCGTCTGGGTCTTGGTAATCCTTGCCGTAGGAGTTGTTGCCCTTGGGCTGATACGAATTAATGTTCTTTGCGAGTAATGAAATCAGTGCCCACTCTGCGTTTGTGATGAGATGATGCCCCGTTCCGCCGTTTCCGCACAGTGTAAAACTGTCATCAAAGTCAATACTCGTTTTCGGGTCCACACCGTAAAGAGACAGGCCGATATCCTTTGCGTTTGATGTTATGCTGTAGGCCTGATACTTGCCAGCGTAAAACTCAGGATAAATCGTGCTACCAACGATGAAAGCTGGATGCAGGTTCTCGTTTGTGCTGTTCTGGAGAACGTCTTTGATCCTTACGGCCGGGAATTTAACCATGATGGACGGAAAATATAATGGAGTAGTAGCTCCGTCATTTACCCACTTTATAGTATTCTTGCCACCGCTGAGAATCTGCATTTTAGCAGTCCACTCTGCCCGCTCGTCAGCACTCGCAAATCCGTCTGCTCCGAGCTCTTTAAATCTGTCAACAAGCGCAGACTCAAAGGCTCTACGCCACGCGTCCTGCATTGCAAGCGACTCACCAAGGACGCATTTTACTTCAGGGATATGTACGGTCATTTCACTTTACCTCCTTTATGAGAGATGATTCCATCTCTTCAAATTCTTCCATCGGCTCCGGTTCGGGTATCGGGAACTTTGCATGGTGGTTTATTCTCATGTCCCTTTCAAGGGCACGTGCAACTATCCTTGCCTGAGCGTCATTACCTGATACGTTGCACTCTCCGTGAAGCTTTACTCCTCTTTCATCGATGTCGACAGACACACGGTTTATCTCCGGTTTGCTCTTTGCATCTATGCTCATAACTTTAACGTCCATGCCTTACACCTCCAGTACCCGGCATACAACAGACTTGCCGGGGCTTATCGCATATATTGCTACCGCAGTGTCGGAGCTGAACTTGAATTCCCTCGTCTCAAGTGGAAAGATGGGGAGCCCGTTATCCGCTGTTACTCCTGACGGACCGACGTAGATGTCTATGTCACCCATGTTTGTTATCTCCATCCTCGTGCGGTTCGCCTTTGCCGAGCTATCTGCAAACACCTCTGATGCCACAGATGTTATTGTGTGCTGTCCGACAACGGGGGCGGCTCCGAATGTATCTGGGGCAATGGTAACGGAAGTGTTGACGTCTATTGGTGAAGTGTTGGAAACCTCTACATCTATAGGACTTGTGTTTGTTATCGTTGTTCCGGTGCTGCCGTCTCCACCCTTAAGTACGTGAAATTGGCCGTCAGCTCCGTAATACTGTGGTACAAGATCTCCGTTTCCATCTTTTATCATTTTTGCTGTCAGATCACTCATTTAAACCACCTCTCTATTTTTAAAAGTCTTAACCAAAACTCTGCTTCTGCATTATCACACCTTAAAAAATACGTCGCAAAATGTATTACCGCACAAAGCCCGTATACCCAAGGTAAAAAGGGGATAGCCAGAAATTCAAGACCAAAACCTGAAGCCCATATTATGTTCTTCTGATGTTTCGTAAGTCCGTGTGGCATGTACCAAAGTCCCACCGGAATAAACTCATACTCAAAGTGCCATGTAAACTTAAGACTTTTTCTGCATATCACGTAACATGCCAGCCAATGACCACCTTCGTGCAGTATCCAGAGTAAAGGTAAATACAAAACTACCATGATATCTGATTAAGTTCCTCTGGAGTTGTAGCTAAATCTATCTGATCCTGAAGGCCCTTTTCTTTTAGATATAACCCCTGCAAAAACGTCTGGAACTCGTTGTACAAATTCACAAAATCCGTAGCAGTCATTTCCGCCCAGCCATCCTTTGTCTTCCACGTCTGTGCAAAAGTTGAGTCATTAAGACTCGCCATATACGCCTGAAATATTCTATCCTGCGATTGCCTGTCGGAGTGAAAGGTCTGACCTTTGAAGACATAGCCGGACACTTCTTCTTCGTAACGTGCGTTGGCTATTTCGTTTTTCTTCTTTTCTTTTAATAGTTCAATAGGATATACAGGTGCTACATATGGAGAAACTTGTGTAAGGTCAATATTTTCTTTTACCCAAAGCGAGGCTTGTTCTGTATCGTCAGGATCATAGGTAAAGGGTAAATCTCCTTCATCTGTTTCTATAGTTAAATCTATTCTTGTAGAGTCAATGTAAATTGGATTTTTGATTCTAAGAAAATTCATAATATCCCTCCTTAAGCAATGCGTACAAAATATCCTGTATTAACCCCATCAGAATATGAGGTTCTTCCACTTATATTTTTCCACGTACCGGATTGAGAGTCATCAGTAGCATAGATTCCGTTAGCAGCGGTGTCTCCTACCATAAGATATAAAAGAGAACCAGCGACAGTGCCTCCATTGTATATATTAGTACTTGATGAAGACACACAAAGAGCTACAGATCCAACAGGAAAAGTGCTTGATGTTGGTCTTGTTGCATAACCATCACCACCTACACCATCCAGCAAGTCTGCGTCGAGACCGGAGCCTGCGCCGTCAACAGCCTTTACCTTGTTGAGCACGTCCAAATCTTCGTAGTCCGATGTATTAACCTTAGTATTTATCGCATCATCAAAATGAGACGCATGTTGTCCATCCAGCAGGTCTGCGTCTAATCCTGAACCTGTGCCGTCAACAGTCTTTACCTTGTTGAGCACGTCCAAATCTTCGTAGTCCGATGTATTAACCTTAGTATTTATCGCATCATCAAAATGAGACGCATGTTGTCCATCCAGCAGGTCTGCGTCTAATCCTGAACCTGTGCCG